TAGGGATAGCAGTACCCGGTTTATTAACTAATTTTTTGAGTATAATACAAAAAGGAAAAATCGTTGGAAATTAGAAAATAAACCATGATACTGTAAAATTAAATAAATTAGAAGGTTTTGATTCTATTAAACATATGTATTCAATAATAGAATTTGAACCAAGTATTGATATAGATAATAAAATGTCACAATTACAATATATACATAATTTAAATGTTATTAATCAAAATCTTAAATTAGAAAATCCAATATGGTCTCCTGAAACTTACATATATTTAGACATTAATGAATTAGAAAAAATTAAAAGCATAAGAACTAGAATAGATGATTTTGTTATTGATGAAAAATATTCCCAAATGATTTATGCAGAACAATTATCATATGATCTGACTCCATTCACATATAATTCAGAATGTAAAATTGATAAAAATAAAATTATATTTATAAATTTTATAGATAATTCAGAAGAATAGTATTACATAAATGAAATTGTATATTTTGATGGAAATACAAAAATAATACATCAAAATAATATATATTGATGTCCGTATTAATGTAAAAAATTGAATAATAATATTAAATAATTATATAATTATATATGGATAAATATTTAAATAATATAAATACTAGTGGTAGTAACCACCAAAGATACAAAAGATGTATCTATAATATTATTAAGGATGTTAATGAGAATATTACTATTTTTCATTCAAATGTCTCAATTACTAAGGAAAATCAAAAACAAGTTACTGAAAAAATAACTCAAATTACTAATCATGATAGTAAATATTGTGAAAATTTCTCGAACATTAATAAGATTATTCAACAATATAGCGAGATGTATACATCTTATTTAGTAAAAATAGATGATATTGTTGTTAAAATTAATCTTATGACAACATTAAAGAAGATTAAGGAAAAACATGTTATTGATGCGTATAATTATCTACAAACTATTGATAAGTATAGAGATGAGTTAAGTAAAATAGATTTATCTATTGATTATGTTTTTATAGATGATACTTTCAGAAAAGTTCAAGAAGAACAATCAGAGATATCTTTAATAAATAATTTAATGGGAGATATTGAAAATACAAAAAATAAAGATGATGATGAAGTTAGTGAACATTATTACAGCGAATCAGATGATGGAGATTTTGATGATTTTATGTAATATTTAGATAGTCAATCAATATATTAAATAAAAAAACCTAAAATCTAATTATATATTTTATTTTCGTTTATGATTATATTAAAAAAATATTTTTATTAAACAATTTAATTATTTTTCAGATGTAAAACTGTTATTTATTTATTTTACACCGTCGTGTTTACTAACTAAATTATTTTATTAGGTATGTTTGATAACTGTACTATATAAAGTTCAAAAATAATTAATCTTCATTGTTTTGGATGTAATTTTCCACTTAAAAATTAATTATAACTATAACCTATATGTTATTAAAATTTTAATAAAAATAAATTTATAGTGGTAATTCTGGTACAGGTGGTCCTTCAGTATTAACACTTCCTTCTACAACTATAATTCCTTCTACTGGTACTATTCTATTATTACTTGTAAGGTCTCTGATTATAATTCTATCAAATTCATGACGTTTTTTAAATAGATAACATGATATTAAAAATATTATTGACCCTAATATTGATAGAATAATAGTTATAATAGTATTTTTAGGTACCATTTTATTATTACAAATAATCTGACACTTAAGTAGTTTTGATAATATAAGAAATTAATTAAGTTAACACTGTTTTTTAATAAAACATTTAGGATTAATTTTATTTTATAATTAATGGACCTAACAGATAATGATATTTCTTCATTGTTTGAAAATGCAAAATCTTTTGATATGATAGATAAATCTAGATTAATTCTAGAAGGTAAATCATTGCAAGAACAATTTTATATAACAAGTCATTTTATTCAAGATAAGGTATTTTGTTATAAAGATTACTCAAATGAATTTTACACCAAATCTTCAAAAAGTAAACTTTTAATTGATCCAAGACATAGTTTCAAAGTTCAATGTAATGCAGATAATGGATCATATGCTGGATTTATAAAATCAACTAATAAATTATTGCATAGTGAAGCAATATATGACTTGAAAATTATAGGACAAGATATAGAAAGTGTAAAATTAAAAATCTCCTCTAATGAAGAATATGATATTCCTTTTAAAAAAAATAATGATGAATGGATACTACCAACATTCACAAAAAAAATTCCATTACTACTTGGAGCTAGTTCTGTATGGATAAAATTTTATTTAGTTGTAACTCTAAAAGATAATATAACACACCCTTCTAAAATAATTTATAAATCATCTCATCTTTTTTGCAAACAACCTTTAAAAATAAAATTAGATTCTTCTGTTCTTAATTTTAAAAGTGTTATTTACAAATATGGGTATATATATATTAAAAAAAAATTAGATATTATTACTTTTTTGTATAGTGTATATGATATTCATCACGGTACTTTTTCTAATTTATATGATGAGCAGGATAAACTTAATGATTTAGTTGATGAATTAAATGATTTAGAACGTTATGAACCAGCATATTTTTCTATCTTTAATTTTCTAGAAGAACAATATAATTATCTATATGGTATTTTTGATTGGTTAGTAAATAATTGTGATAATCTAAATAGAAAAAATAGTGATGGAGATACTATTTTACATGTTATAGCTAAAAGTTTAGGAAAAACAGGTAAAAGGGAGAAAAATGAAATAGCAATGTTACTAATAGAATATGGATGTGATGAAAATATTACAAATACAAAAGGACAAACTGCAATGGAAGTTGCCAAAGAAAACTATCCTAATTTCAATCAAGAAAAACATTGGGTATTCTAAATAAAATTAAAAACGTTAACTAATTTGACCCCACGATTCAATAAAATATGTATCACCTACACTAGTCAAATCATATTTGTAAGCCCTAAATGACATACCAGTGTCATCATTAGTTAGATCTTCTTTATTGTAAATTTCAAAATCTTCTTTGGAATAAATTTTAGAATAAAGATAAAATGATACCTCTTCTTCTGTATACCAATATTCTGCGCGCCAATTGTCTACAACTACATCTTCTGAATCTGGTTTCTTGTATGCAATTACAATAGTATACAGATTTGATTTTGGACCATGCATATCATAACCATCATGTTCCAGCCATGACTTTACACAAATAAGATCTTTTATAGGATGATTACTATAATGTGTATTGATATTATCATAGGTTATGATACCATCATCACTACTACCAATATTTAAATGTATCCCTCCTTCATCGGGTTCAGATTGTTTGTTCTCTCCACCGTTAGAACTTTCTAAAGAACGCATATTTTGCGTAGAAGTGTCGTTTATAGTCTGACTGGACATATAAATTTAAAATATTAAACAACGTGTAACATTATTATTTTCAATTTTTAATCAATATCTTTATTCTCATGACCATATGGTGCATTCTGGGGATCATATTTTTGAACTTTTCCAAGTTCAACGTCATTATCATCATCTTTTTTATATTTACTATACCTATATTTTTTATACCTGTTATTTATTATTAATATTATAATAGTAAATATTGCAGTAACTAAACCAAGTTCCCATAAATCTGCGCCTATAGCCATTGATATAGCTGCGGATATCCATAAATTTGCAGCTGTATTAATTCCTTTCACATAATTATTAGATTTAAATATTGTTGCAGAACCTAGAAAACCCATACCACTAACTATTTGAGCACAAATTCTAGCAGGATCCGCAGTTGCTACATTAAATTTATCATTTAAATGAACAGATATCATTGTAAATAAACAAGAACCAAATCCAACTAATGTATGAGTACACATTCCTCCTGGATGTGTATGTAATTCTCGTTCAATACTAATAATTAGAGAAAATAATAAAGAAAGTCCTAATTTAATACATGCTATAATAATATATTTTAGTGAAAAAAAAATATAATTGTATTCATTTTCACTGCTAATTATATTAGTATCATTATTAGTAATATTCATTAATGTAATAAAATATTATTCTTTTAGTTTAAAATAATTTATGTTCTAAATATTAGTTATAGATTGTTAAGGAATAAATTAAAAAATTGAAAATATTTACTTATTGTTTTGTAATGGATAAATCCGTTAAATTAAAAACTTCTATAGATGATGATGCATCTTATTTATATTGTACTGGATGTAAGTGTCCTACTGGTCTTATTAAAATACACCAATCAGAGGAATCTAATTCAGTTATCCAATTACCCGCAAGTAAACATCTTGTTTTTGCTCCTAATGGTAAAGTGTTTCATCTAGAAAAAAAATGTCTGGAAGGTCATGCTCCAGAAACTATGTTAGCAAACTCTAGTGAAATTCCTGCTGATTCCCATACATCTCATTCTAAGGCTAATACTAAGAAAGAATATACTAAACAATGTTCAGTGTGTTTTGAAGAAGAAGGAGTTTGGTTGATGATGATGCCTTGTACTCATATGTTATGTAGTGGATGTTATGGTATTTGGAAAAATAAAAGTACTAAGTGTCCTCTGTGTATGGTTCCTAATTATGGACTTAAAAAAAGTTTTGCTGAAACAAACCTTTTTCCACCTAAAAGTATGAGAATGTGCACCCAACCTCCTCAAAAAAAGCAAAAGATATTGAAACCGTCAGTTATGCTCAGAGTTGCTTCGTCTGGTTGTACTCAAGACTATCTAAGTCAACCAATAGATTTTAATCCAATAAATGATTATGGTCATGAAGTAGAAATTTCATTATATGAACAATTACGTGCAGAAGCATTAGGAGCTACTGAAGAGAATCCTAATGTTGAAACTACAATTGCTCCAATTTCAACTGCTAATAGTCTGGGAGACTTTTCTAATGTTATTAGTGGAGAAACTGGTAAAGTTTTTGTTACCGCTACAACTCAACAATCTATTACATATAATGACCTAAATGTTAAAATCTATGAAAAAACACAGAGTGGATATGATAGAGAACATTTCATGAGTTTCTCAGATACAAATTGTTCTCTTCCTTGGATTAAACATACTGGTGATACTATCATACCAGGTACAGATATTTCAACAGATAGTGCTGATAGACGTTATAACAAATTACAACATGGGATTCTAATAGATTTACCAGAAGGACATACTATTGAAATTCATTTTATTAATGTGAATATTGAAGGTACTGACATTAATAGTATTAATAGTAATGAACCAATGCATTCAGCTTTTAGTAATTTAAGAGATGATCTGGTTAGTAATATTGGAGAAAGAGATCCTAAATATATTATGTTTTGTAGTCAAATCACATATCAATCAAATCGTACACTAAATTCATTAAGTCCTAATATTGCACCTAGTTGTGGAATGATTTTAGAAAGAACTGTTTATGCATGTAATTGGGATGATCCTACTAATATGACCGGTTGGGTATGTATTATGATTTATGAATAATATATGTTTTTAAATAAATTATTTTAAGTATAAATAATTATTAATAACACCTTTGAAACTTTCAAATGAACAGTTGTTATTCAAAGTTATAGTTGTTGATTAATTCTTTATGATATAAATTCTTAGAAAGACAATTTGTTAACATTTTTCCTTTATTTAATGAAATAAGTAATGATTCAATAGTAGGATATGATTTAATATTTATTAAATAACTTGTTATTTTTATACTTATATAGTAATTGAACTCTCTATTTTCTCTATTAAAAGAGTTATCTATTAATATCTCTTTTTCTTTTTCTTTTAGATTGTTAATTATATTATTTAATTCAATTTCATTTCTATATTTTTAGATTCTGTTAAAGGATTTCCTATAAAATATTTAATATAATTTAATATATCCATTGGTAATTTTATTTTACTATCTAGTATATATATATTATTAAATTTTTTATATGAAACTACAATATCATCTTTTTATACTCTATCCTTTGACCGAATATAATAAAATAAAATTTCTAAAATATTAAACAATATTTGTACGCAAAGCGAACATATATGACAATATAAATAATTTAAATAAATATACAAAGTAAATCTATTTAAATTAGATTATATTGGTTATAACTAACCACCATAACCATTTGAATATAAGTTATCATTATCATTTTCTTTACAACTTAAATACATAATTATTCCGAGGAAACATATTATAGTAATTATTTCAAGTATCATTTTCCTAATTATAAAAAGATAATAAAATACTATAAACTTAAAAATAGAATCATTAATTTAAATAATTATGATTCATAAATATTTACTTACCAAGTAAAATCTTTTAGGTACTCTTTTTCAGCTTCAGATAATTTTTTTTGTTTTTTAATACAACTAAAATATATAATAATACCAAGGAAAAATATTATAGTAATAATTTCAAGTATCATTTTCCTATATAGTGTGATATAATAATTCACCTTAAAGGTGCTTACAAGACATTTATAAGTGATATAAAGCTCCTAATATTAAAATTAGGATAGAACTTGATCAGTGTTCTCAATGCTGATAATAATTTTATAAAAGTAAAATTTTTTTAATTGGTTATATCCAAATCGCAAGTAATAAAATTATTACTTGCTTCTTAGTATTTATATAATGTTATTATTTAAGTGTTTTTAATTTTTTTTTAATAATTAAACCAGACCATATATATCCTCCTAGCAATCCTAGTGTTGTAGATATTAATATTATATTTCTATCGTTAGTACTATCAATAAATGGTAAGAAATCATAATACATTAAAACATAATAATAACTCATAAAAACACATCGCATTAATAAGAATAACCATGAAAATATTAAATTTAAAAAACGATAAATTAATTTATTATGTTCATATATCATAGTCTTAGCTAACCTTATAGGATTAGTTATTTCACCTAAAAATAAAATAATCATCGCTGCTGATAACCCAAATCCTATATTCATTATAGAATAAAAAGCTCCTAATGCACATAAATGATGAATCACATATATTATATCTCTGTCAAATATTAGTAAAAGAAATAAATCACTTAAAAAATACCAAAAACTTAATTTTGATACAATACATTCAATTAATAAATTACTTCTTTGAAAATCTACACCATAACTATATAAAGATATTGCAGAAAGAGCTGTAACTGTAGTTGCATGAATAAATGCTGCTGTCATTGTTGTATTTTTTCTAGAAAAATTAAATCCAAAAAATAGTAAAAAATAAATTGTTAACCAATAAATACAAATAATAAAATCTATCATTATTAATATTTATATATTTTATCTATATTATTTACTATTTCATAAATATATATATATATATATATATATATATTTATGCATTTTCTATGCATTTAAAAAAAATCTCCAAGAGTCATCTGACCTCTCCTTGGAGCATACTGGCGTTGGACCTGCTTCTTTTCAGACCTGGTTTTCTTCTCCTGCTTCTTCTTAGAAACAACCTCCTTAGAAGCAGAAAGGAGCTCTCCAAGGTACTTGTGTAGAGACTCGACTGCGCTTGTTGCCTCAACGAGAGTTGTTCCGCGTTTGTAGCGAATTCCTCCAATGTGCACTGTTCCATCACCGCCTCTCAGATGACCACCCATAACCTTATCAGACACATTTGTGTAGTCCACCTCTGCAGTCCTCAGAAGATGACCAATTACAGACTTATCATCTGAATACATTTGTGTCTTCCTTGGGAAGTCTGTCTTTTGGGATGTAGTACGTCTACTCTGGTGAGTATTCGACTGTCTCGACGGGACATAAGGAGCTGCAGCGACTGAAAGCTTTTGGTCGTTTTCAGAAGAATTCTTAGAACCCTTCTTAGAGCGTCTCTTTCTAGAGACGGTCGTCCAATCCGATTTATTATCGGCAGAATTGTTTGACATTGTAATGCAAGACATTCTGATTAAATTATTTTAAAAGGACAAGCTAGGTTTAATTTTTTCAATTTTTTTTGAGATGGTTATAACAGCAACTAAAAAATATATGTGGAGAAAAATTTTAAGATAACACTGTTAAAAAATATATGGAATCTTGTAGATTTATTTGAGGATAAAAAAATACACTTATAATATATCTATTAAAAAATAATCTTTTTTAATAAAAAAAATATATTAATTATATTAATGATATCTGGATACCTTAACTTTTTAAAAAGTAAGGATATATTACCTACAGTAGTTGCATTAATTGTAGGAGGATTAGTAAGTGAGATAATTAATAGAATTAAAGATGATGTTATTTTACCATTATCTAAACTAGATTATAAAACAATTTGGGAAAGAGTTTCAATTAAAGAATATATTGCGTTAATTATTAATTTCTTTATGCAAACTTTTATCCTATATTCAATAACTTACGCTCATGGTAATTAATATAATAAATACTATTATAAATAAAATAAAAAATAAAAACAAAAACCATTTTCTAATGAAATTATCTGGTTCATTTTCATCTTCTATGTAATTTATTTTATCACAATTTAAATTATATTTTTCTTTACAAACTGGACAATAATAATGGTTAGGGTGGTTTTTAGGAAATCTTTCTATCCATGTTTCTATACAATGAGGATGTACATATTCAATTGAACCTGAACACGAACAAACTTTTAACAACTTACCATCTGACTCGTAGCAGATTCTACATTCTAAATTCTGGTCATTATCTACCAATGGGTTTATAATTGTAACTATACATTTACTATTACGTGGGCTTACGTTTGCCCTTTTCATCAGTATATATTTTTACATATAAATTATAATTTAAATCTAAACTAATATATATATATGAATACTGAACTAATTAAAGAAATTAATGAAGTTCTAGAATTTGATATTACTAAAATTGATAAATCAAAGGAACTGATTGAATTAGGAATAGATTCAATGAAACTTGTTCAAACAATTGGAATTATAGAACAACATTACGATATTACTTTAGAGATGGAAATGTTTTATAATATGACAGTGAAAGATTTTTTAAAAATAGTTGAGAATAAAAAAACCTAATTAAAAAAATTATGTTAAAGAAAAATATATATATTATTTATATACATGGGTAAAACAAATTTAAATTATACATCTAGAGCTCTTAAACAATACCATATGCGAGCACAAAGAGTAAAAAAATTTGAAAAATTACTTTTAGAAATTGAACCTGAAATTGCTGCTGATGAAAGATACTTTCGTGAATGTGAAATTTCTGAACTTACTAAACAAGAAGTCTTAAATATGCGTAAAAGACAAAGGCAACATATTAATAAACAAAATATGAGGCAATTTTACAAAAAAAAAATTAGAATCAATTCTGACTAAATTATATATATATATATCTATATATATATATGGATTACAAAAATAAATATTTAAAATATAAGAAAAAATATTTAAGTTTAAAATCTCGAGGAGGTTCTTATGAAGAAGATATGGCTGAAGCTATAAGATTATCTTTAGAAGGTGAATCTAAAACGGAAGGCAAATCCGCTTCTAGTGAGGCTAAAGAATCTAGTGCCTCAGAAAACGATAGTTTTAATAATTATCCAATAATACTTTCTAGGACTGAAGATGGTACCTTTGAAGCAGGTTCTGCTAGAGGTGATGGTTATTGTTCAATTTGGTCAGTTATAATAGGACGTTCATTAATATCTGAACAATTATTTAATCCTTCAATATTATCATCACTCGGAAAATCACAACCTACAACTATACAAGAAGTCATTGGAATAATTATTGATATAGCAACAAATACTAAAAACTTTATAAGTGGTACAGCAGATTTTGAATTGACTGACTCGTTGTTTGTTAATAAATTTGAATTAGAATATTTAATTACTCAGTTAGAAAAACCTTTTGAATCTTTAAGTACTATAGAGGGAGTTACTCATATTAAAATTTTAGCATACCTGATGAATTGTAATATCATAATGAAAGATACACAGAATAATCTTATTTATTCTTTTAATGAATCTGGTTCAACTAAAATCAGGGTAAGTACTAATTTAAAACACTATTATACTCATAATGTTAATACTACTAAAGAGGTAGGTTTAGTAACAGATTATTGGTGGAACCATATGTGGACTTGGACCAAATATCCTCCTCTCGAAGGAAAAGATTCTAAAATGGTGCCATTCATTAAATAACTTATATATTGTTAATATAAATTATTTAAATAGGTAGCTGTAATAATATTATTAAATGCGACTTGAAACTGATACGAAACTAGATTTTAATAATGTTCTAATTAGACCAAAAAGAACAATACTATCAAGCAGAAGTCAAGTAGTTCTAGAAAGAGAATTTAAATTCCCTAATACTAAAACTACATGGAAAGGAGTTCCTATTATTTCAGCTAATATGGATACTACAGGAACATTTGGAGTTTACGAAGTTCTATCTCAACATAAAATAATTACAGCTATGAGTAAACATTATAGTTTACAAGATTTTATAGATTATAATAAAAATAATACATTAGACCCTGGTTATTTTATGGTTAGTAGTGGAATCTCTAATCGAGATTTTGAAAGATTATCACTAATCCTAGCAGCAATTGAATGTAAATTTATTTGTATTGATGTAGCAAATGGATACATGGAAGCTTTGGTAACTTATTGTAAAAGAGTTCGTGAAACATTTCCTAATCATATTATAGTTGCTGGTAACGTTGTTTCGAGAGAAATGACAGAGGAATTAATTATTAATGGAAAAGTCGATGTAGTAAAAACAGGTATTGGTGGAGGTAGTGCTTGTATTACACGTTTAAAAACAGGTGTTGGTATGCCACAATTATCAGCAGTTATGGAATGTGCAGATGCTGCTCATGGTGTAGGTGGTTATATAATTAGCGATGGTGGTATAACATGTCCTGGTGATATGGCTAAAGCATTCGGCGGAGGTGCTGATTTTGTAATGTGTGGTGGTGTATTTTCTGGTCATGATGAGAATCCAGGTGATATAACTACTGATAATAACGGTAATAAATTCAAATTATTTTATGGAATGAGTAGTCAACATGCTATGGAGAAACATTATGGTAAAATGGAAAAATATAGGTCAAGTGAAGGACGTGTTATAAAGGTTAAATATAAGGGTTCTATCGATGATACTGTTACTGATTATCTTGGTGGACTAAGAAGTTGTTGTACTTATATTAATGCAAAATGTATTAAGAATATGCCAAAATGTACCACCTTTGTTAGAGTTTCTCAACAACTAAACACTTCATTAGTATAATTTTTAATAATATTATCAAAATATTATTAAAATGTATTTAAAAAGGATTTAATCTATATTAAAAATGGATTATAATATTATTGGGTATATAGGTGTATTTATTGCAAGTATATCATTGTTTCCTCAAATAAACCAGATAATTAAAACACAACAGGTTAGAGATGTAAATTTATATTTCTTTATTTTAAGTGTAATCTCAGAAATATTATATATTTCTTATGGTATTATAAAAAAAGAGTATGTAATGATATTTTCTACTATTCCTCCAATGATGTCACAATTAGCTGTTATATATTTATTAATAAAATATAATAAAAATGAGATTAAAGATAATGAGGTTAAAGAGAATGATGCTTAATTAAACTGGTTAAAAAAACTTTTTAATCTCGTATCATAATTGTTGATTCTTTATCATGTTCTACTGTTTTAAACCCGAGGTTTTTATAAAGTTTATATGCTTTAATATTTACATTATCAACATTTAATAAATATTTATTGTTATCTTTAATAATATTACTTAACATTTTTGATGCTAATCCTAACCTTCTATATTTAGGTACTATATAGACAACTCCTATTTTAATATAAATATTATTATTATATTTTGGAGATTTTATATGTGTAAATTTAGCTTTATAATATCTAAAAGAACCAATGTATCTATTCTTATGTATTAAAATACATACTCTCATTTTTTTCTTTTTAAAAGTTTTATTATTTTTCCACACTTCTATAATAGAATTAGGTGGATTTTTCTTTTCTGAATTTTTAAAATCTAATTTAGAAAATTTTTCAAAATCTTTTAGTAATTGATTATTATTATCTAATAAATTAAAAAAATTGGTATAACTTAAATTATACATGGTAACAAACTGTCTCATGTTATCTTTTATAAAAAATAGTCTATTATATTTCATTAAAATATAATAGATTAATATTTTACTCTTTTACACGAAGAATTATTAATAATATTAGCAACACTATTAGCTGTCCATCTCTTTCCTCTTTTTCTAATTTTATAATTATTAAGCAAATCTGCAATTTCATCATATGTTAAAGTTTTTGGTTTATCAAATTCTTGGATTTTACTGATACCATCATTATCAATAAATTCTATATCTTCTGCTTCTGGTAACATTTTGTGCAAAATTTTATTGAGTTTTTTTACTGATGTTCCAAATCTAGCTGCCCTGATAAAATTTATAATATTTGTTTCAAAACAATCTTCAATAAATTTCCTTTTTCTCTTAATAAATTTAGTTTTTTTTCCAAATCCGGGTCTTCCAATCATATGGCCATTTTTCTTCATGGTAGAAAACTTACATTTTAAACGTGTACTAATATTTTCGGACCAATGTTCTGATGTGAATAATTTTTTAATAATCTTTTTAATATCATTAGTATTATTACTTTCTAACGAATTCTCTAGAAATATAATATTAATATTTTTAAACTTTGCTAATTTCAACATCTTTTTACCTTCAATAACATTTCTACTAAATCTAGAAACATTTAATATGTAAAGATTGCTATCTTGGTAATTATTCAAAATTTTCTTCAGCTTTATTTGTGGTCCTTTATATGCGGAAGAAATCTCCTGAAAAATCAAGTCGATGATGATATTATCTTTTGTTAACATGTTTAAACAAGTTATTTTTTGGTTATGTAAACTACTCAAACCCTGATTCTTTGTAGATACTCTCGTATACAAGATATTCATTACAATATAAATAATTATGTTAAAATCAATTTTTTTTACTTTTTGGAAATTAAAAAAATATTTTATTTACAAAAAACGAATCCAAATTCGTTTTTTTTATTGTAAATCAATTTTTTTTACTTTTTGGAAATTAAAAAAATATTTTATTTACAAAAAACGAAACCAAATTCGTTTTTTATTGTAAATCAATTTTTGGAATCGATTAATTACATGAATATAAAAAGATTTTATATTTATTATACAACCTCTCATACTCCATATACTATTATTTATAAAAATATTAATGAATGTATTTTAATATAATGTTAATACATTCAGTTGGTATATTTTTTTTTTCATATAAAATTTTAAAATAGTTTGAAATAACTTTATTCCAAAATTTGTGCGGATTTATGATATCTGAATTAACCTTATTTAATATTTTTTGTCGTTTATACGAAAAAACTGGTCTAAATATATGCTGATTTTTTGATGAAATATATCCAATACATAATTCATTATGACTAACCCAAAATGCTTCACCCGACAAAACTCTTGGATGAACACGTTGAAAGTTTACTGAATAAGGACATGGAAAACATCTGTCTATTTTTACCTTTTCTTTAATGATTTTAAAATTATTAAAACCATGTTTTTCAGATAAATATAATTTTCGATATTTAATCGAATCCATAATTATAAAAAGATTCACGTAGTGAAAATTTACTATTAATATATCAATTTTTATAAAAAATGAAATAGATTAATATTAATTATATACAATGACAGTATATATAGCTAGTATGAATCTTAGAGGAACTTGGGCTCCTTGTCCAGAAAATACTACTAGAGTAAATGTAACATCTGCTCAAAGAAAAGACAATCCGTTTAGACTAGCTTTTAGTCCAATGACACCTATCGTTAATAAATACAAAGGCTTTTATTGTTTTGAAAACTATTGGCAAAGTGGTAAGAGGTATCCTAATATTCCAGCCAAGACCATTACTGATTGGTGGAAAAAACAAACGAAAGGAAAACGTAGATTCCCTGATGGTAAAGATAAAAAAGTATTATATGCAAAATTCCCTCACATTAATGATAATTTAGGTTATATTGATTCTAGAAAACAAGTTTATGTTCCAGAATACTATAATCTTATCAAAGACAACTTGGTATTGATAGATTTAAAAAATAGATTAGCTTCTGGAGAGAGTTTTACTGTTTATGATTTTGATGGTATTAGAGATAATAATGGTAATCCAACCTCAGCTGAAGTTAATCTTGAATTATTACAAGATAAAATTTTAGATACTCGTACTCCATTTGGTCATGGTTATGTGGTAGCGGCTGCTATCATGGATATAAACCCAAAACTTTATTTATAATTATTAAAAAATGAAATAATCCAATGATGTACCATGTTACCTATGAATCTTAGTTTATACTTCAATCAACTCCTCCAACTGGGACACACATAAGTTACTAAAAACATAAAATATAAGTTTTTTAATTAGTTCATCACAATAACATTTCTTTCTCTGTTCGTGTAGTTTTTTGAAATTTTCCAGATTTTAAAAGTATAATTTAAACTTCCAACTCTTTAGTTCCATTAATAACAGTTATTTCTGTCTTTTTTTCTAATTGTTCTTTATTGTTATCAAAAAAGAACTCAATTTTTGATAATTTTTCCATAATCTTATCCGCAAGTTCATCTCCTTTTAAATTTTTAAAATCATCATAATGTGCAAAACCATCATCTACCAATTCTCCAATAACAGCTTTTTTATCTTCAATCGACCACTTGCCATTCTTATAACGTTTGGCAAATTTATCATGAATGTTTGTTATTTTAATATTATGGTTTTCTGGATATTTAGGATTAAAATGTTTCATTGCTATTAATTTTGAAATAGCACTAGCTGGATAGTAAATTAATTTTTTTAACACTTTTTCAGTTATATAATTAATATTTTCTTCACCATAATTATTTACCATAATATTATTAGTTATTTTATTATTACTATTAATATTGTTATTATTAAAACTCTGGATATTTTTATCCAATAGTTTTTCAACTTGTAATATTAGTTTATTTATCATTATATCTTTTTCAACCATCTGATTGTCTGTATTGTTTGACTTATTTTTCATCTTACATCTATCTTTTTCATGCTTAAATTTAGCTTGTCTAGTAGTAAAGTTTTTTCCACAATAACAACAAAAAAATGTTTTTTTTAAGCTGATGGCTGACGACTGGCTGACCGTCAGCCGTTTTTGGCTGACGTTTGGCTGCATTTTTTTAAGCACTGATGTATTTTCTACCAATTGTTCTGTACATTTTTTAAGCAGCTTTTTTTTTGTGATGGATTTAGATGGTAACACTAAACATGGAAATTTCCTATTTAGATGATTTTTAAAGTTAAATTTTCTATCTGTAGTATACCCACATCTTTGACAGGTGTATTTTTTCATTTATATTAAATATATTTATATATTTTTTGCTTAATTTTTACTCACTTGTCAGCCAAAATTTAAGCATTTTTTAAGCAGGGAGTGTAGAACATAAAAATATTTTTATAAAAAAAAATGAAATTTATTTATATATATAAGATAGTATATGTCAAATCATATTAAAACTTCAAAACTTTTATCTTATCTTCTAAGACATAATCCAGGTAAAAAAGGATTAGTATTAGATTCAAATGGATTTACTAATGTTGCTATACTTTTAGAAAAAATTAATATTACCATAGATGTCTTGAATCATATTGTAACTAATGATAGTAAAGGGCGCTATGAATTCAATGAAGACATGAGTATGATTAGAGCAACTAATGGTCATAGTACTAATTTGGTTTCTATGGAACTAAAAGCAATTAAACCACCAAAAATTCTCTATCATGGTACTTATATGAAAGCTATCAAATCTATTAAAAAGACAGGGTTATCTAAAATGAACAGACATTATGTTCATCTGACTGAAGATATTACTATGGCAACTAATACAGGAAAACGTAGAGGTGTACCTATTGTTCTTCAAATTAAGGCAATAGAAATGTATCTAGCTAAATTCAAGTTCTACAAAACTTCCAATAATGTTTGGTATGTTGATAATGTTCCACCAGAGTATATTATATAGAAAATGTTTCAAATTTATCTAATAAAAAATTTGAAATAGTATTTATATAAATTTAAATTAATGTCACATCTTAATACAGAGGTTTCTTTGTCTAAAAATATAACCCTAAAATTTATTGGTTTTATGACATCATATCCACAAGTCAATGTTGCTAACGATAGTGTTATATTTGATACTATTAAAAAATTTCGTGATGAATTTCCTACAGTTATGGCAATACATTTAGGTAATAAATTTATAGGATATGATTTTCTACTTTATAAAAAATTCTCAGATTATGAAGAATTTAATCAAGAAACGGTAGTTTTACATTGCCAATCTTATTTAAATTATCGTGTTAAAACAAAAGATATCAGATATCCTATAATTTATCAGAAGGAAAATAAAACATGGCCTCCTTCTGATAATTGGTATGAAAATGATCCAATAAATTTGGGAGAATTTTTAATATGGATTGGTTATGGAAATGGTCCAATTAAAGTACCAAAGGAAGAAGATAATTCATATCATAATCTAATAGTTTTAAGTTATGATAACATTAAAAAAACAGTTAATAAACATTCTTACATCAAGTCTGTTCTGATGAATAATAATCGTGACCCATTAACAAACAATACTCTTGACCATAGTACCTTATTAAAATTATCAGAAGTATTATATTTAAAACAACCAAATGATAAGGTTTTAAAAGATATCTTGCTTTCGTTTAATTCTAATATTTAGTTTAATAGAAAAAATATTTTTTAAAGCTATGTTAAAATTATTACTAATAAATTTCATTAAATAAATATTATTTACTGTAAAGTATCTATAAAAACAAATTAATAAAATTGATAATATTTTAACCTCTAAGTCCATTTATATTAAGTAGACGGGGGTTAGATAATTAGATAAACCCAATGACTGGTGCCCGTAACCAAGTGGTCAAAGGAAAAGGACCTCTCATCATAAGAACCTTGCACTCGGAGTTGAATGATTAAATATGCTTCGTTGTCGCGTTTGTCAGCGCGGGTCCACCAAAAGCGGACGTTCGATCCCAACCAGCACCACCACCCACCAAGAGCTGCAATTCTACGTACCATGTCTTTAGGCGCAACCCGTAAAAGATGATGTGAAAGATCTAGATGAGAAGAGACGTAGAATATTGGTAAAAGCAGATTCAAGAGGAGAGTGCACGCGTTGCAGTTATATACTCTACACTCTATCAATTTCTAAGACATTGTTTTATTAATATTGCCCACATAATTGGTTCTTTACTAAAAGGTGGTGCATTAAAATATTCCCAAACAAATACTCCTCCGAAATTAGGATATTTTTTTTTAATAGAAGATATTATACTCATAGCTTCAATAAAAGTATCTTTATTATATTGACTTGATAACATACCAAAAACTATCTTATTAGATGGATACCCATTTTTAATAATATTATCATAGGCTTCTAAATTATAATCACCATAAGCTTGAACATTAAAATAATCTATCATACTTCCTTCTTCGGAATCATATAATTCTTTATAAATGAATCCTCCAATTCCTGGTACATCATCTTCCATAGAACCTTGAATGGGTGCCATACTAATAATAAAATCTTTTCCAAAATCTTTTCTAATTCTTGATATTAACATTTTAACATCTTCTATATCAACATTTTCTTCTATGTCTAAATCTATTCCTGATATAAAAGGTCGTGTTATAATAGTTTGATATAACATCTTGTAAAAAGTTTCAAAGTTTTTAAACAGATCAATATAGGCACCCCCTGCTCCTCCAACCATTAGTATTATTTTCTTATCAAAAGATGCTTGGTAAATCATCTTCCACATATTATAAAATTTAGGGTCATCTGGATGATTATCATTAAGATGAATGTAAGGTTTATTATCAGTATATCCAAAATGAATCGAAGAAATGTGTATGTGAGTAACTTCTTTAGATATAATTATAGGTTCTATATCTACTAATGTTTGATAGTAATAAATAATTCTGTTCATATAAAACTTTTTAGATAAAAAATTGAAAAATGTAAAAAAATCACAAACATTTTATGATTTTTTATTTTTTATTCTTTTATAAATCGAATGCGATTTATAAAAATTGAAAAAAAAAACCATATAGTCTCTATATTATTTTATATAGTAATGTCCGTTACCTTTAATAACGGTACTTCTAGCGCTCAGGCGCTTATTGCTCTGTGGAACTCGACCAATGCTCTTGGTATGGGTGCCCTACACAGTCATAACTCTCCTTCAGTTGATGAGGCCGAGGCAGAGCTGACACGGTGTGGTGGTTATGTTGACTACTTTAATGGTAAGCCCATTAAGACTGATTTCAATGCTTTCCCAAAGCTATCTTGTGGAGGATATGACCGTGATGCTGGTCGTGGGATGATGCAGAAGGTTGCTGATGGTATGGCCCAACACATTGGTACTACTCCTAAGCTCTCTGAGGGAGAGGCAAAGGAGGTGATTGAGGAGGCAAACAGTGGTATTACAATCACAACTGGTCTCCCGACTGTATCTTCTGGTTATATTAGTGCAAAGCAGTTCTGTAACTGGCTTGACAAGAACCGACCGGTTAATTGTCACCCACAAGGAGTCCAGATGTACACTATGCTGCTGATGTATGACCTGGATAAGGGAGTGTCTGGATTCGATGGTTCTCCTATACCAAAGGTTGACGTGAGTGATATGGAGACTGTGATTGCTCACATTATTGCCAAGGCAGAGGAGAATGGAGCTCGTAAGGGTGGTTCTGGTGATGATGAGTGTTCGTGTTGTCATTAGATGTTTGTTTAGATTTATAGATATATCTATAGTTTTATATATCATGTATCTAAAATCTGCTAATTTTAGCGGTAAAACAGTTATTCTACGAGTTGATTTTAATGTTCCTATTGTAGATGGTATGATACAATCTACTAAACGAATTGATGCTGCAATTCCAACCATCAATCTTATTTTAAAAAATAATCCAGAAAGATTATTGATTATTTCTCATCTGGGAAGACCTAAGGGTGTTGATATGAAACTAACCCTCAAACCAGTCATGGAATATATTAATAAATACTATAATTTTACTATTGGATTTTCTACTTTGGATAATTTACAATATAACAACGATAGGATTGTTCTTTTAGAAAATATTAGATTCTATCAAGAGGAAACTAAAGATTTACCTACAACAAAACAATTTAGGAAAAGACTAACAGGATTAGCTGATATTTTTATTAACGATGCATTTGGTTGTTGTCATAGAGCTCACTCTTCTATTGTAGGAATAGATTGTTCGGAAAAATATTTAGGACTACTGGTAAGAAAAGAACTTAAATATCTTAAGGGATGTCTTAATAGACCAGGAAAGAAAACTTTAATACTAGGTGGTAGTAAGGTATCTGATAAAATAAAATTAATTAATAATCTTATTCCAATAATGGATAATATTATAATAGGAGGAGGAATGGCTTTTACTTTTTTAAAAAAGATGGGTATGAAAATTGGCAATTCGTTATTTGATGAAGAAGGCTATAAGATGGTAGAAGAAATTATGATAAATGCAGATAAACATAACACGGAAATTACTATTCCCTTAGATTTTAAATGTAACAACAGTTTTAGTAATACTGGAAATATTATTGAAAGACATATTCATACCGGTATTGAAGATGGATATATGGGACTCGATATTGGTATTAACAGTGTTACAATGTTTTTAAAAAAATTAGAACAGTCTGATATTATTTTTTGGAATGGACCTATGGGTGTATTTGAATTTCCTAACTTTTCATATGGTAGTAGATTTTTAATGGATTATTTGGCTGAATCAGATAAAATAACTATCATTGGTGGTGGAGATACAGCTAGTTGTTGTCAAATGTTTGGATTAGAAGGAGCTATGACACATGTTAGTACCGGAGGTGGTGCCTCATTAGAATTATTAGAAGGTAAAGATTTACCTGGTATAGCATTTATTACTGGTGCAAAGTAGGTAAATATTTACCTTCTGACCTCCTATATCTTCTCCTATGAATGTGATTTTGTCTGACATCATATTCAGGATAGTATCGATATAATGAACCTCGTGTTGATTTTACTCGATCATTTAAAGATGTTATTGTTTTTCGACATACTGGGCAATTTTTCTTAGTTTGATACCATTGACTGATACATTGTAAATGGAATCTATGATTACAAGATAGTTTTTTCGGATTATCTCCTAACGGTTCTAAACATACAGTACATATTGAACTAGTTTTGTTGGCAATTTTCTTTATTTCTTTAGATTTTTTAACTTTAGCTAATTCTTTAGGATATTCAGTTTCCATGGATGAATTCGGTGACTTATATTTTGGCATCATAGTTTCATCTATAGAAGCTCTGCGTGCTAATCTGGCTTGTGCTATCGCCATCATTCTAATGACATCTTTCATTTTGAATGAATATTCTGATTTAAAATCTTTATTAGTTAAGATCCCTTTAGCATATTTATTCCCAATGCTAGTTATAGTAAAATAATAATTACCTGGTGGTAACCATTGACCATTCCTATCATAAATATCTCTAGTAGTACTAATAGTAGTTTTTAAATCTACCCTGATTCTTCTAGATTTACTTGGCATTTAAATAAATTTAGAATTAAAATTTTAAACAAACATAGGTATCGTTTAAATATGATAATATTTACATTGGTGTAAAAATTTTAATATTTGTAAAAAAAAATGTAAATAAAATTAATGAAAGTTAATAACTTTCTTATAGAATATAATTTAATAAATTGTCTTGTTTTAACTGTACAAGGTAATAATCCCGAAACTGTAGAATTAGGCGATGATTATACTGATGCGGGTGCTACGTCAGATGATGGAACTTTAGTTTCTACCAATTTAAATGATTACAATCCTTTCCAAGTAGGAACTTATACAATACAATATTCTGCTACAAATACAACTGATACTGTTACAGCTACTAGAACTGTAAATGTTGTAGATACTACACTCCCTTAATAACTGTTACCGGTAGTAATCCAAAAAAAATCGAATTAGGTAGTACTTATATAGATGAATTAGTATTAACTGATACATTTGGTACCTATACATTAACTTATAGTGCCACAGATGCTTCTGGTAATGTAGCAATTGAAAAATATAGAACTGTTCATGTAGTACTTCCTGCAGTAGCAACACCACCTACTATTACATTAAATGGTGGTGCACTTATCAGACATGAAAAAGGACGTGTTTATACAGACTTGGGTGCTACCGCTACTGATTCTAATAATAATGATATAACTTCTAAAATAGTGGTTAGTGATAATATTGATATTAATTCAATTGGTTATTATCAAGCAACTTATAATGTTAACGATGATACTAATAATACTTCTGCACAAATAATAAGAACTGTTTATGTTGTTAGTATAGCTCGTTGTCAAGGTGGTTAATAAATTATAAAATTAAATCATAATAACAAGTTAAAATTTAAATACAAAGTTAGATAATTTTTATATTTGAATTCTGAATAAATATTATTTATTTTTAAGATATTTTCTTTCATACCTATATTTTTTAATAATATCAATTATCATATCACTGTATCTTTGTATTCTCCAAGGATAGTGTGTTGAATTTATCATATAATATGTTGTTATCTTTGAATTATTAATTTGATATAATTCTTCTTCATTAGTAACTTTTCGCATATTATTTTTAGTAGATTTCGTATCATTAACGTTAGTTTCAATGTCATAAGATAGGTTCCTAAAAGATAAGACAGGGACTTTTACAGTACCATTAAGTTCTTTTTCTATAACTCTAAAATAATATGAAAATGCTATTTCTAGTATTTTATCGCTATATTTATTTAAGTTAGGATTAAAACTTGATTTTTTATCTTCAATTACATTTTCTAACATATTATCATACAAATATTTTAAGTTCTCATTAGTTATCTCACCACTGTCTGTTTTTTCACTTTTCTCTTTATATCCAAGCGCTGCCTTGGGATTTATAGCAGTTCCATCTAAAAAAATAACTTGTAAACATTTATCTGGATATAGGTTGGAAAAATGTAAAGCAAACCAAGCACCAATTGAATGACCTATAAGAATAAATTTTTCTTTTCTATTTTTTAATTTATTATATATTCTTTTACATTCCTTATCAATATCAATATCGTCCAATGTTATCATTCTTGGTTTTTTAAATAAACCTTGATAAATATTTTGCCAATCATCAAATTCAGGATTACTACCGGTATCATAATGATTAATATTATAAACTTTTGGAGTGTATCTATAAACTGTACCAATTTTCTTTAATTCGTCATAAAAATTTAATTTTTTTTTCTGGTAAGAACCATCTTTATTTTTTACAATCTCGTATTTCCAAAATTTACTCGGTGACCCAAATCCTGGAAATAATATAAATAATACCATTATTAATTATATTAATATAAAATTTTATTGATATAATTAAATTAATTTATTAGAAAATTATTGAAAACTAGGAGCAGATTCTTCTGGAGTTCGTCCTGTAGAACGTTGACCCATGACAACTTTCCATTCTCCTGCTACCTTTTTAAGAACACTGGTAAATACTGCTACATCATCATTAGATGTTCCCTTATAGTTAAATCTACCATGAGAAGTATAGCAAACATAAGCCATATCTCCTACTACTTGAAGTTTATTAATTGAAACTAGTTCATTAGCTTCTACTGTTACATCTTCAGCTGTCATCATTTCTTGCCATCCTTGTTTGTTAAGAGGATTTCCAGATGGACGAATGAAAACACAATCATCGTGCATGTGACGGAAACCTACAGTGTAATCTACGTTACACATATCTTTAATAACAGACTTAACAGTTTCTTCATCAGAAGAAAAATCAACTGGTCTGAGAGCACTAATTTCAGGAGGTGATTCTACCCATTCTCCTAACATATCAAAGTCTCCTTTTTCATGACGCATCTTAACGTAGCTCTCATGGGATTCATGATTATCCCACTTTTGCCAAATAATTAGTTTATTAGGATTTTCTTCAGTTTCGTAAACTTGAATGGATTGACATCCAGGCCAAGCTCTAGTAACACCAAGTCCTTTTTCTCCATTACAAAAGTTAACAAAGTTAGATTTAGATTCAGCGTCTTTAAAAGTAAAGACAGCACTTACTGTGTGTGCGTGATCGGTCATTAAGTATAAATTAGACTTCCCCTTAAACATTTTATTTTTATTTATAGTATCTACTTAATATATTTTAAATTTATCAATCTTAGTAATAATGTATTTAAAAATCATTATATTATTACTAATATTACTAATGTTATATCATAGAAATGAAGAAAAGCTAACTATTGATTTGTCTAAAAATAAAATTGTTATCGACAATAATGAACTCAAATTAATAAACAAAAAAGATAATGCAGTCTATACAAGATTTAACGTAAATACTTTTGAAACAAGATCAAAATATTTTAATAAAATATATCAAAATATTCTAAAAGAGAATAAGAAGAAAAAAATATTAGTTTTAGGATTTGGATTTGGAGGTATTCCTCTCAGATTAAGTTTAGAAAAAGACATTGAGATTATAGACTGTGTTGATACTGATAAAGAGTTATATACTTATTTTAAAAAACTATTTCCTAATTACTCAACTAAAATTAGTCTATTTCATGCGGATGCTGAAACTTACCTTAATGATAACATGGTAAAATATGATATAATTATAGATGATGTCTTTGATGGGTATAATAAAATAGAATTAGATTATAACATCTTAAAGGAAAGGCTTAAAATGAATGGAAAACTATATCTGAATAATTTGTTTTCAAAAAAAAGTAGGACTATATACAATAAACTAAAACATGTTTTTCAAAAATATAATAATAAGTCAATACCTGGTTCCGCACAAAGTGTAGTTATATTTACCAAATAATTAGACATCTAGGTCGAGTGTCCATCCACAGGAACAACTCTTCCGACACATACAGTTAGTTCCCTTTCCACAATCTACGCACCAATATTTCCAACAACCGTTGGTGCAATAGTAATGATTTCCATCCTGATCCATTTCTCCTGTACAAGGTCCATCGTGTCTATACGGACACTCGTCTATTTGAGGAGGTCTATCATGAACATCAATAATAACAGGAACAGCGAGTAGAATATCATCATAGTCATATATCTCCTGATGACCAATGAATTTCATTGGAAGATACTTTCTCAAATAATCAACAGCGAGAATAACCTTGCTATACTCATTAATGTTTGAATAATTCAAAAACCAAAAACGTGTATTAGAAGTTTTGTGCCGCCACAGAGGAACCTCTCTACCATCTTGATAAATAATATCAACTGTTACAGTATATCTTCCTGCCAAGACATCATGAACATTAAGAGAATATTTCTCAGTTACCATACGCAACTTAATTAGTTTATAATCCATATATATATATATATATATATATTGAAATAAAATTTGGTTTTTCTGTAAAATTCATATATATATATCTAGACATATATATATATGAATTTTAAAGAAAAATATTTAAAATATAAAATTAAATATATTAATTTAAAAAAAGTTGGAGGTGTTATGAACGATGTAGCAGTTGGTAGTATTGTTGAAAATCGCAGGACAGGTGAGAAGTGGGGAACAATAATAGGAGATCAAGGAAAAACATGGTTGCTCAATAATTATCGACATGTTAAAAAAAATACCATAGGAAAAACATGGCGGGCAAAAGTAATAGATGGTAGTATTATTGAATCTATAGAAGAAGGTAATACTTGGGGAAAAATAATAGCAGATATAGGAAACGCATGGCTGCTCGATAGTAATCGAATTGCAAAAAAAAACACAATGGGACAAAAGTGGCAAGTAAAAGTATTTGATGTTATTCAAGAAGAAGCTAAAGAAGAAGGTAAAGAAGAAGCTAAAGAAGAAGCTAAAGAAGGAGAAGGTAAAGAAGAAACTGAAGAAGCGTATATATTAGAGGATGCTCCTCTAATTTTTCCATTAGGAGATGCTGCAATTGGTAAAACTGTTGAATCTATAAGTGGTGAGAAGTGGGGAACAATAATAGGAGATCTAGGAAAAACATGGTTGCTCGATAATATTCGACATGTTAAAAAAAATACCATAGGAAAAACATGGCAGATATTTGGAGGAACTAATGTTACTGTATATCCTGCCAAAAGAGTTATACACTATATTATAGATGGACACGGTGGTAGGACAATTGACCAAATTATTAAGGAAAGAGGTATTTTATATAATTTATATACACAACAATGTCAACCTTTATCCTGTCATAATGCTTTAACGGTAACAGCTGCACTAAAAAATCCAAATATATCAAATATTCAACCAGTTATACAATATGATCATAATTATTCAAGAATTTATCATGATTTTCAACTTTCTTGCGATCTCCCCAGAATAGGTTCAGGGGATTGTTTTAGTGATAGTGTAGGAAATTTTAAATCGGGTATTACTCGAGTAAAAGGTGATATATATAATGAAAAAATTTGGGATTTTGATATACATGGTGTAAATAATGAATATAATTTGTCACGACAACCTAAAGTAAGTGAAGTAATAGAAAGTATTATTAAACCAGATTTTCTTGCATTAGCACAGTGTGATACATTTGAGAAAGCTATAAATAAAGGGTATATATGTAGTTTGCACTGTTTGTTTTGTTTGAATCAAATGTACTAAATGTTAATTAAAAATTAGAATAAATAAGATAAAGTAAAATCAATGGGATCAAATTTTGATAAAAACAAAAAAAGGTTACCAGAAGCTGAATTGATAGACCATCGTCAAAACCTCCTGTTAATTCTGATAATTCTTGTACCAGATCTAAATATATTGAAATAAAAATTTTCCACTTTTTAAATAGGTAAATTTATAATCTAATTAATTCTAATGTCATTCAAAAATAAATATTTAAAATACAAAAAAAAATATATCATATTAAAAAAACAGCTAGGAGGTGAAGCTAAAGATAATCAAGAATTTCCAATAAAAGAGATGATAATATCTGATAATATGAATCTTAAAATTAATGGAGATATTATTAGATCATTTGATTTTACTAAAATAGAATTTGAAACAAAAAAAGAAAAATTAGAAAATTATTATAGATTTAGATCTCTTTTTACGAAACATATTTTTAAAAGATATTCTGAAATAAAACTACAGCCTGATAAAATTAATTTAATTTTAACAACCGCAAATAATGGTGGTTATGGTGACATTATGGCATTATATAAATTATATAAATTATTAAATAATTTTCAGAAAAATAAAAGAATTAATAAAAATGTAAGAATTATTCTTTTTCTACCTGTAACAGATGTCGAAATAGTAAAAAATTTACTAGCTGATGATTTAGAATTAATAAAAAAAAATAGATGTGACTCTTTTAATGTTAATGGAACAGTAGAAGCTCAAAATAAGAGTAAAAAAGCAATACATTCAGCTAGAAGAAGAAGAATATCTTGTCAAGAGGAAAAGCATTGTAAGATTGGAAAATCACTTTCTGGTAAAAGCAATAAATGTATTAACAGGATAGGAAATTTAGAAACTAATTTTTATGTAGAATGGACTAATAATATCTTCAGTGGTTCTTTTCACGATCTGTATAGAAAAAAAGATTTGTTTATTAGAAATGTAATTGGAGAAGATGAAACTTACTTATTTTTACATTGTCCTGTACCTTTTTATACTAATGAACCTGCATTTTATGATGCTGGAATTTATGAATATGGATACGGAGGTAATAATATGACTCGTTCATATAAAGATAATTCATATAGTTTAGGATTGCAACCAAATGAATTAGGAATATATTTAAATGATTACGAAAAACTGGATTCAGGTAATTCCATTTTATATTTTGCATATTTTTCCAATGAAGACCCTTTTAGTCATCTAAGTAGATTTAAATATTATTTACATTTAATTATTCGGGATATTTTATTTAACAAAAAACATCAAACAGGAAAGAGAATATATTTAATATTACCTGGATTAGGTAGTGATATATCTTTTAATTGGAATATTATGGAATGGAATGAATCAATAAACAGTGATAAAAAATTCAGAATTGAACTAACTAAAATAGAAAATAATAAGAAGGCTGATTATTGTATAAAAATATCCAAGAGGAGAAAAAACAAATATGTTTTTGAAATTTTTATTTATAAAGAAAAACATTTATCAAATGAAAGATTTAACAATTTACTAAAAAAATCTCAGAAATTAGTAGGATGTACTGGAGATCAATCTTTTAGTGAAACTATTTCTCAATATAAAATTCCAATATATCAAACACTTAGTCATAAAAATGAATTTGAAAAATCTTTTCATCAATATATTAAACAATCTGGGTATTCAGAATATGTAAAATTAATTGATGTTTTAAAAGGCCCTGAAGACTTTAATAATGAAATAGAATCTAAATGGCAGAATTTAAATCATATTTTAAATAATATTGATAGATATAATTCTTTTATAGATCAATTTAAAAAAGAATTTAAAACAGATAAAGTATTATTAGGTTTTATTAAGTATCTTATTATGCAAAAATCAAACAGTGTTTTTACTGAACAAGAAGATATTTTATTTAAAAAATTATATCATTCAACAGATAATTTTGATGATTTATATCAAATATGGTTTAATCATTTTAATGAATATATATAAATATATTTTTATAAGACCATATTATGGACTATTTATAGTTTCATATGATTTAAAAAAAAAAGTGTAAAACATATGATAAGCATGAAGGTATGCCATATATTAAAAACATTAACATAATCAAACAGTTAAAGGAAAATGAGGTTACCTACGATAATATTAACAAGTATTATAGTCAATTACCAAAGTTTGAATATTGGGAAGAATTTAAATATAGTTGGGTAGACCACGAGATATATACAAGGTAAATACAGGGAAAAAATTGAAAAATTAAAATATAGTATGGTCCAATATAACAAAAACTTTTGTAGACGAATAATACAGGTAGTGTCATTTTTATCTTTGATAAGAGGGTGTGGTTACAAATTCGGAGTATCTATGATAATGGTAGACCATATATAGGTGGTGACTATTCTGGAGTGATTTAAGAGGGTGTGTCTTGAATTCTGGAGTGATTTAAGATGGTGTGTCTTAAATTCTTATTTTTTGGAGGGAATAATACAGGTAGTGTCTTCTATTAAGAATATCAATAGAAGGCGGTGACTAATTTGGAGTGATTTAAGATGGTGTGTCTTAAATTCTATTTATTTAATATTAATATTAATATTAATATTAATATTAATTAAATATTTCAGGGAAAAATAGAGGTGATAAAAATTGTTTACATTCATTTAATATAAAAACAGTAAATATTATTTTACCTGTTCTCCAATAATAACCTCTGAACAATGAGGAAATTCCATTTTCTTTAGTTAATCTATTAAAAGTTTGTAATGTTGATTTATATTTTTCTTTATTTATATCGCTTTGCATACAAGTTTTACAAGTATCTAATGGATGACTCAATGTAGATGCAAATACACCTCCTCCTATAGCACCTAATATTTTATTTGTGGTTTTTGAATAATTATAATTTTCATCTAAATTTCTAGTTATAACTGGTCCTAACCCTAAATAACCAGCCGTATAAATTCCTTCTCTTCCACATGATGTTATTAAACCTCTAAAATGATTTTTAAACCCATGTTTGTTTATTATTTGTTTAGATGTATTTATCAGTGAACCACCTAATTTTTGTTGTTGAATCATCACTAATTCTAATGGTGCGCATATAATTCCTGATAAACTTCCACCTATAAAACCGGATAATATCATTTCATTATCAGTTAAACGGCGTGTTTTTCCTTTTGTTATTATTTTACTACTTAGGGCTGTTAGTGGAAATTGTACTCCTGTAAGTAAAGACATACTACACATATTTGTAAAAGTACCTCTATAAAATATTTTTGGATTAAATGTAAATGGTAATTTTTGTTGCGAAGCTACTTTCCAATAAACTAGTGGTTGTGTTAAACTGATATCTATAATTCCTGATACTATTCCTAAAAATATATTCTGTTTAGAATTTAAATTTTGGTATTTTTCATAAAAATTATTTTCCATATAATTTAACCCATATTAAAAATAATTTCAATTTTTCTACCACTATGGTTTTAACTGTAGTAGATATATTTTAACGAATATTTTAATCAAACTTATTGATTGTTTCTAATTTATTTTTCATATAATCTGTAATAAGAATAGAACAATATTCTCCTACTATATCATTTTGTTTTGAAATGTCATATTTTTTAGTCAGATAAGAGTATACACCAAAGATGATTCCACCATGTGTTACAATCAATACATTATCTTTTTTATTTACTTGTTTTCTAATATCTTCGAAAACCTTAATAGATCGGTTCATAAAATCAACTTCTCTTAAATCAAATCCAACATTTTCAAACTTTGTAATTGATTTATAATTTTTATCTATATGGTCTCCATATTTATTAATCAATTCTTTTAATGATAAATTTTTATCTAAATATTTTTTACTACTATTTTTATCTACTGAAAATTTATTGTTCTTAAATATTAAAGGACCATCAAAGTTATTTTCAACTAATCCGTATTCAATCCTAATCATAATATCTTTCTTTAGTTTCTTTTTTATTTGTTTTTTAATTTCTAAACATGTTTGAATACATCTTGTTAATGGGGAACAATAGATGTAATCTACCTCTTTGAAACCAGAATTATATAATTCATTATATGCTTTTTTGGCTAGTTTTTTTCCATTAGGAGTTATTGGAGTATCATATTTATTTTCTTTGTATCTTTTACTTTTAATCCATTTTTTCTTATTAGTATTATCTAATCTTTCTGAATGTCTAAATAAAATTATATGTAAATCAATTTAATATTATTTTTAATTTAGTAAATATATAACCTTTCAAAAATATTGATAAGTTTACTATTAGATCTAAATAATGGCAAATTTCTATAACATATCAACAAAATTATATCCTAATTACTTAGATGATGCTCCTTTTGTTATTAAGTATGAAGGCCACGAAGATAGAATTATTAATTTTTTGAGTAATGATAAAGATATCAAAACTGGTGACATTATATTTACTGGAAGTCCTCATGATAGACAATCTTATGGATTTCATCTGGTTGATAAAAGAAGTGGTATAAAAATTATCAGTTCAGAACAAGGGGTAGACTTACCTTTTGAAAATGAATCGCTCCAAAATTATTTAATGGAAAATCAAATAAAGTACAAAAAATTATTTAAAAGTTTAAATCGGTTTTATTCTGAATTAATAGGGTTTATGAATCTACCAGAAGTAGTTGAAAATTATCGAAACTCTAATTTATGGTAATTTAGTTTATAGATACAATGTAAGCCTTTGTTTTATCTAGATTTTCTTCTAAAGTATATTTTTTTTTATCCATCCTATATCATCATTTTTCCAAGTGTAATTAAAATTACTTTCATTAAATGAATCTTTTTTCTGCATATTATCTTTATGCCACATTGGTTGTAAATTAGTGAAATGAAAACATTTTTTTCTTTCTTCTTTCTTACTTAAATCAAAACTTGAAACTGGTTTTCTATGATCTATATCCCAACCACCTTTTCCCATATTTTCCCAAGACATATTATCAATAAACAAATTCTCCAGGTATTTATGCAATTCTGAAATATTACATCCTGTATATTCCAAACTTCTTTTATTTTTTTTAACATTTTTTGATTTTAAAACTTCTCTAATTCTTCGACCTAAATTTTGTTTTAATTTATACGATGGATCATTTTTTCTTTTATTTTTATCATATTCTCTTCTATAATTTTTTTGATATTCTCTATATTTCTTATCATTTTTTCTTTTCTGCCAATCTCTTTTGTCTATTTCTTTACCATGTTTTTCTCTATATTTTTTATTATATTCTTTACAATGTTCTATATTATTTTCTCTCCATTTTTTATGTTTAATTGATTGTTCTTCTTTAGTTTCTTTCCAATATTTTTTATTATATTCTGTAATTTTATCTTTTCTTTTTAATCTTTCATTTTTCATACAGTCTTTACATCTAGATCTTAATTTATCCCAAGTAGAACTAGACTTATTAAAATTAGATAATTCATGATATTTTTTACATGTACAACATTGCTTTTTTTCAATATCATTTTCTATAATATGTTCTTTTCTTTTAGTCATTAATAAAATAATTAACATATTTTTAAATATCAATTGATACTATTAATAAAATAATTTTTTTTTGAATAATTTATAATATATTTATTTAATTTCCTCCTCTTAGTCTCAAAACTCGCTTATACCAAATATTTCTATTTGGGCTAGACTGTATCTTAAGCCTTCATTGATGTTGATTAAACATCTCAAGCCCACATCCGTTCAGTCGTTGAAGGGCTACCATATGCTAATCATAACACACTTAGGTAGTCTCACTGCGGATTGCCCATTTATACAAAGAACATCCTTAACCTTGTTACCATTGGGAAGTGCAATTAACACTGTTCTCCACTCTTCATTTCTAAAGTTGGATGGTAGTTAAGGCTTTAGGGGTTTCCCGCTACAAGATGTGTCGCCAATATTTTGACTTGCCTATCCATTGACTGATAGACACACCCATTAATTTAGGTGAAGGGTTGCTTCCTTCGAAATATTGTAATCTGATAAAGTTCTACCATCTTCGCATGGTAATATCATCTACTAAGTTTCCCTAATAGCCAGACTATATCTTAAGCCGAAAAATAATTTCGACCCACCGACGTCTAGTCGTTGAACTGCACCCCACAACTTTACTTGTTTGGGGCTTGGCTGCTGATTGCCCAATCTTTTGAATTGTCACCATACCTCAGTTTTCTCTGAGCCACATTAATGTTTCTATTAATGCTTGGTATCAAAAGCTCTAAGGGTGTTCCAGCAATTTGACGGTGTTGCCACTTTTAAGTGACTAGCAACTGTGGTATAATATGCCAGGAACCACTAACAGGTTTATAACAAACTTATTCCTTATTTCGTTTGTTCCGATTGCTTTTCAAGCCCGAAGATTTAGTTGAGCTGTTTGCCTGCAAAAATTAGACGTTGTTGGTCTGGGGGGATGCCTTCCTTGTCTTGAATTTTAGCTTTAACATTTTCAATGGTATCAGATGCTTCTACATCTAGAGTAATAGTTTTGCCAGTGAGAGTCTTAACGAAAATTTGCATTAAAGAAATATATATGATGAAGTTATTGGGAGTAATTCCATCAATTTTTTTTATTGTTGAAGTTGTAATAATAAATGATTAGAAAAGCAAATATATATACAAATAATTTTAATATTAAAATAATTGTATATAACCCCTAGGTCTTTACACACGAAGCAACCTAACTCCCTACACCAGAGGACCCGCCACTGCCTGGTCATACCACTCGTTCATCAGCGTACTCTTCAGATGAGCCCAAGGAGTGAAAGCAGCCAGAGCATCTGCACCAGCCGTCAGCAGAGTCTTGACAATCCCACTCGAGTAACCCGACACCATCATCGCTCCAGGTGTCTTGGCCACTACAGGCATTCCTCCAGTGTCAGAACGTGCATTCCAGTAAATCATCGTAGGTAGCTTGAAACCCTTTCCACTCCCAAAGAGCTTCTCACCACACATACGATACATCGACTTGAGAATGTTGTGCATCGGAGTCCACCGCTTGTAGGTACTAGCATTCCAATTATCTCCTGCTGCTGCATCGAACTGCATGTCACTGACAACCAGGAAGAATCGAGGGAGCATCGAACATGCCTGCTCGTAGCTCAGACCCATCCTCTTGACAGTCTCCACAATCTTGTCAAGGATGAGCTGCTGAGCCGCCTCAAAGTTGGTGTTACCACCCCAAGGAGAACGGTTCGCAACCTCCAGCATACGAGTAGGCGTCGTAGTAGGACCATCAACCATCAGGTCGACAAAGGAAGGCTTTGTCTCGAAAGAGATAAACTTCCCCTTGAAAGGTCCCTTGGCCAGCGGTGTCAGTAGACACGCCAGACCACGACATAGGTCCATGGGAGTTCCCTGCATAGAACCAGAAAAGTCAAGCAGACAGACGAACTGTCCAAGAAACTCTCCCATGTCAATGCCGTTCTTCAGAGCACACTCCTCCAGATTCTGAACCTGGTCTCGGAACATCCCCTCGTAGAGAGTCTGGTCTGAAGAAGAAGGACGGTCACTCAGCCGCGCAGCCAGCTCCGTGATGAAAAGAGAAGTACCCTTGGCACTCTTCTCTCCCCGCGAAACCGCACCTAGAAACTCTCCACGCTTGGCAGCACACTCCTGACGAGAAGCGTAGTAGCTAGGGTTTGAACGGCTAAGCTCACGCTTGGCTGCATCATCCATGTTGACGAACTCGAAAGCCTTCCGGTACTTGGACGAAGCACGACCAGGAACGTGTGCATGCTCAATCTCTCCATGCTTGCGGGCACACATTGCTGTCTCAACCAGCTTGAGCTTGGCTCGTAGCTTGCTGATGGACTTGCGGTAAAGCTTGTAAGCCTTAAAGCAGTTCTCTGTGTCCGAGAAAACAACCTTTGCAATCTTCCGTGCAAGAACAGAGACAGGGGCAATTTGCTTCTTACCATCCTTCCCCTTTCGCTTGCTCTCGCTAGGAAACCACTTGGCAGCAAGAATATGCTCAGAGTTCTCTGTGGTCATCAGATGCTGGTGCATATTGACAAACCATCCAACCACAAGCGACTCGGTGGTACCTCGAGTCTCTGGGAACTTACCATACCACTTTCCTCCAACAGAGCAAACATTCAGCCACATCTGACGAGCATCACGTACACAACCGTACTTGAGAAGCCAATTGTCCATGAAAACCTCTAGCTGAGGTCGCATCTTGGGATGGTTCTCAAAGAGATACATCCAAGTGAACATGGTAGGGTCACGAGAACCCTTTCCCATTCCCTCCTTGCGACAGTCACGAATGTGAGCCATCATGCGAAGCATCAGCTCAGAAGCTACCAGATGAAGCTTTGGGTTCGCCTCCATACCACTAACCAGAGCAGCCAGAACAGTCTCAAGGGACTTCTCAAAACCATCTCCATGATTGGCAGAGTTGTTGTAGGCAACAAACAGATCCTCCAGCTCAGTGAGAAAGTCATACTTGTGCTCAGCAGCACCAGCCATTCCCTTCTCGTTCAGCCCCACCGTAGGGGCGATGCTAGGCTCATTGCCTAGCGCTGCAGCCATAGCAGCAAGTCCGTCATAAAGACTGGACTTACTCTCAGGGGCAGCGGGAGTCGTAGTTGACTCCGAAAATTGCGTCTTAGACGCAGAAGTATCCTTAAATGTGTTACAGGACATTGTAATAATTACAGGTTATGAGAACTTAGTAGAAGAATATTTTTCAATTTTTTTACATAGCATTCAATGTAAAAAAAGAAAAAAATCATATAATTATATGATTTTTTTACATAGCATTCAATTTTAAATTTTTAAGTTTTTTACTTATTTATAGTATACCATTTAAAAAATAAAATATAAATATATTTAATGCCTAGGAAAGGAAGTATGTCTGGTTTTAAAAGGAGAAATAATAAACCTGTTCCAGTTAAAAAATCTGTTCCTATGAAGAAACCTTCAGTTGGTTCTACAATAATGGGTAATGTCGTTACTGGTGCAACTTTTGGTGTTGGTAGTGGATTAGGTCACGCAGCAGTAGGAGCCATGATGAGTGGAGGCGATGAACATAATCAACAAGTAGAATCTCAACAATCAGTACAACAATCAACTCCAATGACTTGTCAAATTTTATTTGATGAATATAATAAATGTAAGAAAGATAATCTTGATAACTTTGATAAGAAAGATTGTTCAGAATATTTAAAAAAAGCGATGGACTTTAAATGTTGATATAATTAATTATTATTAAAATGATTTAAGATAAAGTCCTTCTTTTTATCTATATGCACGTTTTTAACTTACCAGGTTGTATTGACATTAACACAATGCAATCTATCTTAAACTCAACTATTTCTAACGGTATTGATTATAATACATTTAATAATAACACCAATGAGACTACCGGTCTATTAGTTATTCAAAAACTTTATAAACTAATGGGTCTAAAACAAAAAAAACTTAAAGGACTCAAACATGATGATATTGAAAAATTATGTCTTGAAGTCATGGACATGATGCCTAAATGGTCAACTAACGATGTTCTTAATATCTTATTAGAAGAAAAAAAGACAAGTAGTGATTTCCAAAGTTTATTTTTTCTCAAAGCAATTATTTATCTTACTGAAAAATATCCTCAAATTATGCGTTTTCAAATTAATAATATTAATTCTAATATTTCAAATTTACTTCATTCTCTTAGAAAAAATATTAGTTCATTAGCTGAAATTGCTGGTGAAAAACTTTTATCTAGTTGTGGTAATAAAGATTTAAATCCTTTTATACCAGATGTAGTTAAGACTATTAAAAACAATAGTTTTACAGAAGAAGCAATTGAAAATCTAGCCGGATGTATTTTTGTTCAAAATGTTGAATTTCCAGCTCTTGCAGTTACAACACCAATTCTAAAAAAAGGACTTAGGGGAAATAGAAATGAAATTAAACGTAAGAGTTGTGTTATCATTGATAATATGTGTAAACTGATAGAACATCCCAAAGAAATTATTCCTTTACTACCAGAACTGGAACCTATGATATTAAATTGTTCCGAAAACATTAGTGATCCCGAAGCTCGCGAGGTTGCTACTAAATGTTATAATACCATTCTTAAAATTAAAAAGATTGACTTTGAAATGAAAGAATTTAAAAATGAAGAAATCGAAAAAATGATTGCAGATAGTGATTGTGTTTTTGAACCTGAAGCTGTTCGTTTACTTGCTAGAAAAGTTAATTATATGATCAGAGTAGATAGTTTTGATAAGGCTGAATGGGAATCACTATATCAACTATATTTAGGTAATAATTATCTTAATATTTTTGAAAGTATGTATGGTAGTTTAGCTACTATTAATGAAATTAAAGAAGATAGATATATAGATGAAGAAGAGGGTGCTGACTTGTATCGTGGTGAGTTTTCTCTAGCCTATGGTGCTCTCACTCTCCTGAACAACACTTTTGTTCATCTTAAGAAGAACCGTTTTTATGGTTTATTAGGTCCTAATAATTGTGGTAAGACTACTCTAATGAGAGCTATTGCCAATGAACAAGTTGATGGATTTCCAAAGAGAGATGAACTTAAAACAGTTTTTGTAGAACACGAAATTGATGAAAGAGAAATTGGAGAAGATGACAAAGGATATCCTATTTTTAACATTGACTTATGTGGTATTGATTGGGTAGTTGATTGTTGTAATAATGTTTATCATATGGAACCACCAGTTAAAAGGGAAGCAGTTGAAACAGTAATGCAAGACATTGGTTTCGGTAATTGCAAAAAATATCCAGGAATGGAAAGAGCAGCTGATGCTGAGATGGGAGTTACAACTTATAGTGGTGGTTGGAAAATGAAAATGCAACTTTGCGCAGCAACTCTTATGAATGCAGATATTCTGATGCTTGACGAACCAACTGGCCATTTAGATGTTGATAACATCCAATGGTTAAAAGATTTCTTAGCTGATTTTAGAAATAATGGTGGAAGTATTATTTGTACATCACATGATAGTGCTTTCCTTAATGATATGTGTACTCATATTATTGATTTCCAAAACAGAAAATTAGTAACTTTTAGAGAACCTGGTGACAACTTGTTAGAAAAATTTGTAGCTAAATATCCTGAAAAGAAGGGTTATTTTGAACTTAAAAATGATGTTATTAAATTTGAATTCCCAGAACCAGGTCCGCTAAATAGTAAAAAGGGAACTAAAAGTATTCTTAAAATGAATAACGTTACTTTTCAATATCCTATTAGAGATAAACCTACTGTCTTTGATATATCATTAACATGTTCTCTGTCATCACGAGTAGCAGTTATTGGACCTAATGGTGCTGGTAAATCAACTGCTATTAAACTTCTTATTGGACAATTGAAAGCAAGTGAAGGTACTATTTGGCGAAACAATACTGCTCGTATTGCTTATGTAGCTCAGCATGCTTTCCAACATTTAGAAAAACACATTACTAAAACTCCATCACAATATCTACTTTGGCGTTTTGCGGGCAACGTAGATAAAGAAAGTGAAGACTTTAAAGCAGAGAAAGAAGAAGAAGTAGTTAATTCTAAATACTATCTTCATAAAATTGAACTAGGACATGAACTTAGAGTTGCACACACACCTGAACAATTAAGAAAATCAGTAACTCTTAAAAAGATTTTAACACGTAGAGAAAACAAAAAAGCTAAAACAAGAGAGTATGAAATTACTCTTAGAGATCAACCAAAAGACCTCACTGTTTATGTAGAATTAAAAGTTTTAGAAAATATGGGTAAAGTTGCTGAAGTGAATAGATTTGAAGAAAAACTAGCAGCACAACAAGGAATGATGAACCGTTCACTTACTCTTAAAAATGTAGAAAAACATCTTAAGGGATTTGGAATAGAACCGGAACAATCGAGTCACACACGTATTAGTAGTCTTTCTGGGGGTCAAAAAGTTAAGGTTGTACTGGCAGCTAGTATGTGGATGTGTCCCCATCTTCTTATTCTTGATGAACCTACTAACTATCTAGATAGAGATGGATTGGGTGCCCTGACAAAAGCAATTGAAGAATTCAAAGGCGGTGTAGTAATCATTAGTCATAACCGAGAATTCGCTAATGCTGTTGCAACTGAAAAATGGATTATGGAAAAAGGTAGATTACATAAAGAAGGTGAATCTTTAGCTAATATGGAGGAGAATAAAGCAACTAAAGATATCACACCTGATACAGTTAAAGACGCTTTTGGTAATGTAATTAAAGTTGATAAAAAACAACAGATGACTGTTAAGGAAATTAAAAAAGAAATTAAGTCTTTAATGAAAGAAAAGAAAAGTCTTAAGAAAAAAGGAATGATGGATGAAGCTTTAGATCTAGAAATTAAAATTGAAGAACTTCAAGAAAAAATGGAAGAATTAAAAAAAGAAGATAACTAAATCCTGAAATTTATTTGATAATTATATTATTTCATACTAAGAAGAAGAGATACTGTAGATATCACATTATAAATTGTCAGTTCATCAGCTCTTTCTTTAGTTTGATTAACATTTTTAGAATAATAGGATGAATCATTTTTAATATTATTATTTACTTTAAGAATTATCTCATTAGGATATTTCAGTAAAATCTTCTCCAAATCTTTCAAATATAAATCTATCATCTCACTATTATCAACGTTATTATTAAGGTTATTTTTAACGAAATCACTTATCTTATTTAATTGTAAACTATCATTAAGTTTATCAATACCATTACTTAAAACGTCGTTAGTTTTCATCAATGTTTGATGCATATCATTCTGTTCCTCTAATTTCTGATTCCAAAAATTATTAATAGTATTAATAGCTTCCATCATATTATTCATATTAATACTATTGCTATCAATATTATTAACAATAAAACAGGTCTTGTCATAAACATTTTCTAATTCCATAATATCTTTTTCAGTGAACTCATCTTTCCAATTTTCAGTAAACATAAATATATCAAAAATTTTTAAACAGATAGAAAATAATCTTTTAATATCAATAATATTAAACCTATTATTTTCAAGCTGTTGACATATCTTACCTAGAAATCCTATGAAAGAATCAAAGATAGTATCTTCATCATTAGATATCATTAATTCATTAAATTCAACTTCACCAATTATAGTTTTACTATATGATATAAAATTATTTCCGTTTTTTATACTAGACATTATATATTACATAAAACATTATATTGTCAATTTTATTCTTATCAATTTTTATAAAAAATTGAATAATTTCAACATATTAACAATGTATGTCTAAATTGACGCTACCAAATTCACCTTCTCATATTGGAATTAAAATTATTCCAGAAAATTACACGCAGGAAGATATTGATGAAATTATGTATCAATATCTTCAATCTAAAATAAAATGTAGAATGAAAATATCTCTAGTATTCTCATTACTCATTTTACTTTTGATAGTATGGTCTATAATCACCACATATTATAATCCTATTAGAACCAGTATTCCTCTGTTTGGAATTTTATTAAATACACAAATAGCTAGTTTTACTATTACACCATTAGTTCTTACAGTTTATACATATCAGGAAAATATTTTTAAAAAGAGGAAAAATAACTTTGATCTTATTAATACATTGTTAGGTCTAATATGTCTAACATCTAATATCATAATGTTTTCTCTGTATGTTGACCAAAGTATAATTACATTTCTTACACAAAATCAAGGTAATAATGGTATTATAATAACTAGTTTTATAATATCAATATTAGTAATTATTATTTTCATAGTAACAATACTATATCTCATTTATTGGTATCTATCAATATATTGTAAATCTTGTATGTTATAATTTATTTCCACTCAGATTAGTCATTATATTATTAAATTTATCCATACTATCTGAAAAAGTATTAACTTCATAATTTACTTTAGAATCAATATTATCAAAAATAATATCAGTTTTATTTATCAGATTAAAACTTTTATCGAATAAATAATCTAATCTTATCATATTTTTACTCAATGAATTGTTTATTGTTTCAGAAAAATCTTCAACATTATCAATTGTATTATAAATCTTATCTTTATTGTCGTCTATTATTATTTGAATACTATTAAATAAAGCATTACCATTAATCATAAAGTTATTAAAGTTATTTATACTATATACAAGAAAAACAAAACTAGTTGATATTATAATTAATTGGATGAATAATATTATACATATACTAGCAAAAATAAAATTATAGCGTGTTGGAATTTTCATTTAATATAGATGTATTTTATTTTTTAAATATATAAATATATATAATATGGAGGATATGTTTAGTTTTCTATTCAAATTATATCTTTTAAAAAAACCTGATATAATTTACAATATTAAATATAATAACACTAATTACAATATGGTTTTGAATGATTGGTATAGGTATAAAAAAGGTAATATAGAAACCGATTTCATTTTAAAATTTCCTTATCTTTGTGCAATTTTTGAACAACATAAAAATAATCATAATCATATAATATTATATCATTCCAGGAATAATGACTATCTGATGGTTATGACATGTCTGAATAAAAAAAGAGTTAACACTATCATACCTTACATGGTTCATAGTGAAAAATTATTAAAAATAAAACATTTAAACTTTATAGCTATCTATAGCTAATTAGCTTAAAACTAAAACATTTGAAAAAATCATCCATCCTAAGAGTAATTTTGCAGTCAAAGATAATATTACGTATGATTTTTCTTTGGTAAATGGATTTAATCCAGTGATAAGTTCCATTAGTTGAACAAATCCAAAAGAAGAATAGAGTAAGAATAGTGCGATAACAATAACATAAACAAAACTAGGAGGACCAGTATTAGAAGATTCTTTTGCTGCATCTATTGATTTGAAGAAAGCATGGCCAATAATACCATAAGCCCACATAAATTGTAACCATCCTGTAAGATGAACCACCCATTTTATAGCTTTTTCTTGAATATATTCAACTGCTAATCCACACAATTGACATGATGCTGTTAACACAGCTATTGAAGTGATCAGATTAATATCTGTAACTCCATTTAGTAAAGCAATAGCTATTAACATAATTGAAGCACTAAAACTATATTCAATAAAACGTAACGGATTTTTATTATTTTCAACCATAATATTATACTTGTAACCTAATATTGGAGGGGTAAAATAAGTTACAGCAGCAAAACTTTGAAAAACAAAAGATAGTAAATGAAAAGAAATAATTAACCAACCTAAATCTATTCCATAACAACCTTCGTCATTACAACTAACCGGTTGAGTTGTAGAACCAATACAAAATTTACCATCGGAAGTATCAAATTCTCTACTACCACGCTCACAAGTAGAATTATTAGGAACTGGTTTCCATTCAAGATAAGTTTCCGTATAGGGAATAACCAGTGGTGGCTTATCATAATACAGAATTGACATTAGTATAGCACTAGTGAAATGTCCGAATATTGCAAAATAATTATATTTAGTATAATTTGAATTATTACTCATATAAATTATTAAAATAGTATTCTTTAAACGAACGGTAATAATATTTTTACTTTAAATATTATTTATCATTTACTAATAATGGAATGCAGAATTTGTTTTGATTCTGCTAACTCTGAAGATATGATTTCACCTTGCTTATGCAGGGGTAGTAGTAAATATGTTCATCGTGAGTGTTTAAATTTTTGGTTTAAACTCAGCGAGAACCCACACGCCAGAAGTAATTGTCAAGAATGTCAATTTAATTACTATAAAACTATACCAGTAAAAATACCAATGAATAATTTTATTGTTTTTGTAGCTAATTATAGATTTATAACTTTTATTGTTTATCAATTACTTATCCTAATACTATATTATATCTTAGAGCAGTTTTATCATTTTGAGTTTATTTTAGATAATAATTTCTTTTACATTAATAATTATTTTATATCTGGTTGTATTTGGATAATATTAGGTTTAATATTTAACACAGTTATTATATTTCAAGTAAAACAAAGAAAACAATATTTTAAATATTATAATAACGAAAACCTTTCTTTAGCACTTTGTTTATTATTACCAGTCGTACTTTCTTTTTATTTTATTCCTATATTTTCCATGATTTTAGCTTCAGGATTCGTAATACAATTAGTAAAAAATTATCATTATACTATAAAAAAAATGATTAGTGAGGGTTATATGATAGTTTCATTTAGTGATGAAGAAATACAAAAACTTAGAGAAGAAATAGTTTAATTTTTTTTGTAAATATATGTATATAACACATGGTTAATATAAATACATCAAATAAAAAAGATGCACAACGTATCATACAAAAAGGGCTAGATATACCTACGAATGAAGATTTGTTAGTTAGGGAAGATAAGAAAGCACATGAAGCACCCTATACCATTAAAAATGTCAAAGCTAAAATTCAAGACACGTCATCGATTACCCCAGAAGTCAAAGGTATGATTAGAAGTAAAATTTTTAAGATAATGAAGGATAAAGTTAAAAACTTTACTATAAATGTTAATAAATTCGTTACTAGTAGAACAATGATAGCTTCTAATGAAATGGTTAATGAATTTAAAAGTAAGACCAATGCTCAAGCTATTGCAGAAAATATATTAAAAGACGTTACGCTTGTAGCATCTGGTGGTGCTGAAATTGATATTAGACAAGATACAAGTGCTCAATTAGAAATGGCTGCAATTGTTAATATTTTTTCTGATGACGAACGTAAAGATGGACTATCAGCAAAAGTCATTGAATCATTAAAATCTTCTTTAAAAAACGCTCCAAAATTTATGAATAAAATTGTCCAAGCTGGTAAAATTGAGGAGATGGCTAAAAGAAAAGGAGGTTTTGATAAGATGATTGATCATTTGGTAGATAAATTTAGTAGTATGAGTAAGAACTCGATAAATTCAGAATTAGAAAATGAGATAAATTATACTATATTTAATGAAAACAATTTTGTTGATAAAATAGAAACAGAAATAAAAAATTCATTCAAAAATATGACAGAAGATGGATGTTTAGGTAGTATTAAAAGTAGAGACATGGCAAGAAAATTAACATTAATTGCAGATTCTGGAGCTAAGATTAGGGTATTACCGCTAGCTAAAGTAGATTCTATTGCAAAATGTATCAGTACTAAAAAGATTGGTAATAGAGTTCTTAAAATAAATTTTCAAAATCCTTTAATGCAAGCTATACAACAAAAAAAAGATATTTTTAAAGTTGAAGATAAAAAAATAGTAATTAATAAAGAGTTACTAAATGATAAACAAAAAACTGTCTTAGATTTTATAAATAAAAAGGGTGTTTATCATATTAAAATTAATAAAAAAGTTTTATTTAAAATATTCAAATTGGAGGAAATTTCTTCCCAAAAGGATTTTAAAAAATTAAACAACAAATATAATATGATAATGGCTGTGTCTGCTATGATGTTACCCCAATTATTAGAGGTTGGATTATATACTAAAATCGGACAAGATAATATATCTATCTATCTCCCACAATTTATGTTAGAAAAGGAAGATTTAGAAAAAAATATCAATACTTTTTTCGAATTAATTAAACCAAAAAACTTATCTGATGGTGGTATGTCAGTTTTGATAAAGAATATTGTAATTAAATTTTTTACTAGATTAAACAGAGATAATAAAGGGAAGCACATCTTTGCTAATATGGTAGATAGTATTGTTAAATTAGGTTTATCATTCTTTTTACCTATAGTTATGAAAGAATTTAGAAGACCAAACCAAATGGCTTTATTAGGTAATGTTGAATATTTTGCTGATTTCATAATTGAAAATATGGTAACTTTAGTTTCAGATAGATGTAGGTTAAATTCTGTTAGGAAAGATTTATTAGAAAATGGACAAATGTGTACTCCTAAAAAATTAGTGGATGAATGTCCTAAATGTTCTAAATGTCCTGAATTAAAATGTCCTAAACCAGTATGTCCTACACCTAATTGTCCAAGTTGTCCTGAGATACCTCAACCTAGTTGTCCGGAAATTCCTGAAATACCTAAATGTCCTGAAATACCAGAATTTCCTGAAATACCCGCACCTATATGTCCTAAACCAAACTTAAATGTTTACTATGGTATTATTGGTGCTCTTGTTTTAATTGTTATCATTATATTATTGACTAGAAAAAGTGTAACTAAAATTGTTAAAAAATAATTATTTTAAAAAAACTAAATACTATAGTAAAAATAAATCATTAATTTTTTTTGTCTAAAATATTAATGATAAGAGTAGGAATTAATGGAATGGGAAGAATTGGTAGGAATGTGTTAAGAATCATTGAAAATATATATCTAAAAAACCAATCAATTATGGTAGTCGCTATCAATGAATCTAGTTCAGAACTAGACCATTTAGTTTACCAAATTAAAAATGATACAATTCATGGACTTGATAGAACCAATAATATGATGATAATTGATGACGAATTGTATGTTAATAATCATCACGTTATGAGATTCAAAACTCGTGACATTAATATGTTACATTGGAATAAGGCTAAAGTTGATGTTGTTATTGAAGCAACAGGTAAATTTTTAACAACAGATGATTGTATTGTACATCTTAAAAATGGAGCATCTAAAGTAATTATATCTTCTCCTCCCAAAGATAATACACCAATGTACCTGATGGGAGTTAATGAAAATAATTACCAAGGTGAAAATATTATTTCAAATGGGTCTTGTACTACTAATTGTTTGGCTCCTTTCCTAAAATTATTAGAAGATAATTACAAAATAGAACATGGTTTGATGTCAACTATACATTCAACTACTACTAGTCAGTCTATTTTAGATAGTAAAAATTTTAAAAACTGGAGATTAGGAAGAAGTGCTAGTATGAATATCATACCTTCGACTACTGGTGCGGCAAAAGCAGTAGGTAAAGTTATCCCAAGTCTAGAAGGAAAATTAACTGGTATGGCTTACAGAGTACCTACAACTAATGGGAGTGTGGTAGATCTAAATATTGTGATGAAATCAGAGCCATCTATTGAAGAAATTAAATTATTAATAGAGAAGAACAAATCTAAATTTGTTGCATTTGCTCCAGAAGGTTGTGTTTCAACGGACATAATTGGAAGTAATGTTAGTAGTATTGTTGATATAGATCTGTCTATCAAAATTAATAACATGTATAAATTTGTTATCTGGTATGATAATGAATATGGTTATTCATCCAGAATAGTAGATTTGATATTTCATATAATGAAAAATTAAATATTTTTGGGAATGTGATAAGAACCTTTTTTAATAGGGAAACAACAACAAGATGGTTTAAAAAATTTGTAATATGTCAACTTTTTTAATTGACAATAGGGGCATTGTTTACCTTTACTTTTCTTTTTCCAAGTAAAATAACAATCTTCATGATAGAAATTACGACAATTAGAACAATGAACGAAACTATAACAATGTTCTTCTACTTTATCAAAACATATAATACATTCCTTAGGAATTAAACTAATTTCCATATTAATATTAATTATTTTTTAATTATATTATTTTTTTTTTTAATGCTAAATATTTATTTTTATATTTTAAATATTTTTTTTCATAATAGTCTTTATTTTGTATGTTATCTGATCTACTTCTTAATAATCTAATATATTCTTTACCTGAAGTTTTATTATCCATATCAATACCTTTAACACCACCACAGCTAAATATTACCATAATACCAGGAAGTAAATTATAACTAAGTTCGGGTATTAAATCTCTTGAATCAAAATCTAGTATATTATTTTGTTTTATTCTATTTTTATATCTATTAGAAGGATCATTTTCAAAGTTATCCAAATTACCGTCAAGTAAATCACTTTCAAATGTGCTGGGGTTAAAAGAGGGAAGTTTATTATAATTTTTTTCTGCTACAGTCTTATCTTCTACAGCATCGCTATAATTAAATAGATGAGGTAATGGAATTGAACCTTCAAAACTATTTTCTAAAATATTATTCCTTCTATTACTAAAATAAGGTTTATTTGAGAATTTTATTAAGTGTCTAATACCTCCTTTTGGTATTACAATATTATCACTACCTATTATTTTTCTTGAATTATTTAATCCATTTAATGAAAAATTATAATGAGGTATTTCCATCCCTGGTCGATAAATTCTAAAACTTATATTAAAAGTGTTTTCTATATCTACATTTTCCAACCATTTAAGTATTACTGTTGCTTTAGTTTCATCGCCAACAATATTATCTCTTAAAAAGTTATTTCGTAAAATTTCAAAAATATTATCCGGATTATTATTTACATCCAAACGTGGATTTAATAAATTTAATGTTCTAATAAAAAATTCTTTATCTTCAAAATTATCTTTAGTAAAATTTCTAAAACCATAAAGTAAAGAATTAGTTATCCAATTAGCTGCTAGATCATGTCTTTTTTTTATCAGACCTCTATTAGAAAATACTAAATCAATTATATATTTTTTTATTATAGTTGGATAATTCTTATAACCATAGCATAAAAAATTAACATCGTGTCCCCACAAAACTTTATTAGGAACATTAATAGTCAAGATGGTTAAGTTTGAACGATTTATAGTATAATAATCAATTCTATCAACACTTTCTACATCATCTCGATATACTTCAAATTCTCGATTACCATGAGTTAACAAAGAATATATTGGAATATCCATAAAATCTTCATACAATAATATTTTATCATAATATGAGTGCCAATATCTAACACCATCTTGTTCACGTTTTTCTTTTGCTCTATCTTCTCTATCACTCATCTTATCATCTTCTCTGTCATTAAATTCTAAAAATTTTATATATTCTTCATGATAATCAATCTTATCTTGTTTATCATAATCAATCTTATCTTCTTCATAATGAACAATTCCGTCTTCTATAATTTTATTAAAATTCTTTTTTTTAGACATATAAAATATATTATATAATAAATTTTATATATAATTAATAAATTCTTTCAACAACAATATATTTTCTACCATAATATTGTCTATCATTAGCTATCAAAGAACTAGCTATTAAAAAAAAACTTGTGATTAATAGAAATCCTAAAAGCATCTTATAACTATAATATAAAAAAATTATTATGTGGTATAAAATTATATCTATATATTTCAAAGCCTATTTCTTTGAAACAGTTTATAAAGATATAAGAAATTAATTAATATTATATTAATGGATTTATTTCAAGAATTAACAAATAATTTTTTTTTCTTTATGGGAACTAATGTAATTGAATCTGAAGACCATGTCTTAATGATTGCTTCTAAACTAAAAGAGATTTTTAGAAAATTTAACAAACCTTTTGTTTTTAAAGTGTCTTTTGATAAAGCTAATAGATCGTCTTTAGAATCATATCGTGGTGTAGATATAATAAAAGCGTTGCCTATTTTCGCAAAATTAAAAAGTATGGGTCTTTATATTTTAACTGATATACATGAACCAGCTCAAGCAGATATAATAAAAGATTATGTTGATATTATTCAAATACCCGCATTCCTAGCAAGACAAACAGATTTATTAATTGCCGCTGGAAAAACAGGTAAAATTATTCATATTAAAAAAGGACAATTTATGAACAGCGATATAATGATTAAGGCTAGAAATAAAGTTTTTTCTACTGGGAATAGAAAAGTTATATTGTGTGAAAGGGGGACTATGTTTGGTTACAATGATCTGATAGTAGATAGTCGTAATTTAATAGAAATGAATACTCCTGAAAATTTACTAACAATGGATATAACTCATTGTCTTCAACAACCTGGATTAAAAAATGATTCTGGAGTGGTGTGTTCAGGGGGTTTAAGAAAATACATTAAAGATATGGGAAAACTTGCTATAACTTTTAACTGTCATGGACTTTTTATGGAGGTACATGATGATCCAGAAAAAGCTCTTTGTGATGGTCCTACTCAATTTCATCTTAGTATGGTAGAAGATTTACTTAGATATTTTTATACTTTACATAATAGTATTAAAGGAATTAATTTTAATCCTCTAAAAAAAGTTACTTGTTTTATCCCAGCAAGATTAAAGAGTACACGTTTACCTGAAAAATTAATCAAAAAAATAGATAATGTATCAATTATAAATCGTGTTATCAGACAAGTTTTAAAATGTAAAAATATAGATCGAGTGATTGTTCTAACAGATGATAATATTATTAAAGAAGATGTTTATTCTATCAATCCAGAGGTAGAATGTGTGATTGTTAAAAATAAATGTAAGAATGGTACTGATAGAATATTAAAATTTATTAAATCTTCAGAAAGAAATATGTTAGAATATTCTAAAGATGTAATTGTAAATGTTCAAGGAGATGAACCTTTTATTGACCCTTCTATGATAGATGATTGTATTGATAATTATAAATATAATTGTATGTATAATAGGATGGTATGTTCTACTATGGTATTTAAAATAGATAAAAATATAGAACATCCTAGTTCTAGGAGTATTGGTAAAGTTATTTTAGATAAAGATAATAATATTATGTACTGTAGTAGAAATATAATACCAGCTACTAAATTAGAAAATTATAATAATAGTTATCAATATATGGGACATATAGGAGTTTTTGTATATGATAGTGATTATTTATTAAATAATTTTGACAATAAAAATAATATATCCCTTCAAAAAAGTGAAGATATTGAATGGTTAAAATTATTACAAGATGGTTATAAAGTAAATGCAATTGTAGTAAATAAACCAGAAAGGAGTGTAGATACAATTGATGATCTTAACTATCTTAAATTTAAGTATGAATCTTAGATAATTTTCCAAGATCTCCACCTGGATGATTCATCGCTACTATAGTATTAGGTTTTAAATTTTTTATTGATATTAAATTTAATACTACCTTATTAAAGTAATGAATAAATACTAAAATACTATTAGATGGAATTAAATTACAGCTATCAATTTCATCTATTTTTGGTAATATAAAAGCATATGATACCATCTTATTGATAATTCCTAGAGAATTCATAGATATTAAACAAACAATCGCTTTTTTATCTTTTAAAATGGGTATTATATCTATTAATTCTTCAGTGTTCCCTGATTTACTAACTATTATTATTAGGTCGTTTTCATTTATAATTCCAATATCTCCATGAGATAGATTAGTTATGTTTAAATTCATACTAACTATTGATAATAATTTAAGTTGATCTGAAAATAACCTAACAACATGTTGGCTTTTACCTACACCTATGGTATAAACATTATTATTCACTAGTGAAATATTATTAATAATTTTAGCTAATAACATAATAGAATTAATATCTATTTTTGATAGGATCTTATCAAGCATTAATATTACAATTAACTTTAGTTTAAATAAATTATCTTTATATAACGGTTTGTTAACGAACATATATATATATAAGCATGCAACATACAATATCTCATCCTATTAAATTTAGAGGAAAAGGTTTACATAATAATAAAATATGTAACCTTGATATATTACCTTCATGTTTAGGGTTAACAATAAATCATATCCCTATTCATCCTTTTTATGTTAATAATACAGATGGAATGACATCTATAAATAACTACTCTCAAATAGAACATTTGATGAGTGCATTAAATGCACTAAAAATAGATAATGTTAGTATTTTAGTAGATAGTGATGAACTTCCTATTTTAGATGGTTGTAGTAGATTATTTGTAGATAAACTGAAAAATTTAGTAAAACCGATTAATAAACCTATTAATAAATTAATTATTACAAATGATATATTAGTAAATATAGGAAAGTCTTATATTAAATACATTCCTTCAGATAATGATTTTTTAGAATATGTTTGTATAGTTGATTTTCCATATATAGGAGAACAAAGATTTACCTGGCGTGATAATGATTTTTTAAGTTATTACAATGAGATATCACACTCAAAAACTTTTTTTTGGGATGAACAATATAAAAATGTTATAAAAAATCGCAAGGCAAAAGGTGTTGATAAAACAAATACAATAATTTTAACAGCAAATAATCATACAAAATTCAGTAATAATGATTTCGCTAAACATAAGTTATTAGATTTAATTGGAGACATTGGAATGTTAAAATTAACTGGTAAAATAATAGCATATCGTCCAGGTCATAAAATAAATAATTTATTTGCAAGAAAATTAATTAGGAAGAGTTTTAAGAATAGTAATATTAAGATACCTTTTATAAAACTACCTAATTTTTTTATAAATAAAAATTTAGAAACAAAAATACTAACAGTTTTTAAAAAACAGAATTATATTGATAATAAATTAACTCTTGAATTTGAAAAAAAATTATGTCAATATTTGAATGTATCTAATGTTATTGCTGTTAATTCTGGAACATCTTCAATTATTGTTTCTCTATTATCATTAGAATTAAATAATTTTGATTATATTATAGTACCACGATTAACATTCTGGGCTACATATCAAGCTGTAAAATTATTAGGTAAAAAAGTAATTTTAGTTGATATTGATGATGATTTTCAATTAGATTTAAACATAGTAAAAAAAATAATACTAAAATATAATGTAAAAGCTATTTTGACTGTACATTTATATGGGATGATTAGTAATAATTTTACCAAACTAAAAAATTTATGTAATTTGAATAACATTATTTTAATAGAAGATTCATCACAAGCTTTTGGTACTTATTATAATAACAATAATATACTAACTAATTCATACATATCTTGTGTTAGTATGTATCCAACTAAGCTATTTGGTAGCTGTGGTAATTCTGGTTTTATAGTAACTTCTGATAATAAATTAGCTAATAAAATGAGGTCGTATCGTGATAATGGAAGAAAAAGTATCAGGTACGAACATCATAATATAGGTGGTAATTTTGTACCAAATTCATTAAATAATATTTTTAACTTACACAAATTAGAACACTTTGATAAAATAATATTAAATACAAAATATAAATTTCATATATATCAAAAAGAACTATCAAATTTGAAGCTTTTTAATTTTCCAAAATTACTTAATCAATCCCCTAACGGTTTTAATTTTACTTTAAAATTACTAATTAATAATAGAAGAGATCTAATAATAACTAAGATGAAATCTTATGGAGTAGATTGTCAAATAATATATCCTAAATTTGTGGATGAACAACCTGGTTTTTGTAAAAACGATATTACAATTTTATCTGATAAGAAACAAAATTTATGTAATAATATATTAAGTTTACCTATATATTATGACCTGACACCTTATCAACAAAATTATATAATTAATAGAATAAAACTGTTAGATAAATTAGACAGCGTTATAGTAGGTTTAGGTAATATGGGATACAATCATGCAAAAAATTTAATAGTTAATAGTAGTTATAATTTATTAGGATATCAAGATATCATTACTAAAAAAAATGATTTGAATTTAGATAGATTAGATGTAATGCCAAAAATAGATTTTGCAATAATTACAGTAAATACTAGGAATCATTTTAATGTATCTAAAAATTTAATCACGAAAGGTATTAATTTATTAGTTGAAAAACCAGGGTTCATAAATTCATCAGAATTTAATAAAATTAATGAATTAATGATTAAAAATAATGTTAAGATTGGGATTTCTATGTTAGAAAGATACAATGATATTGAATACAGAAATTGCAATGAATATGATAGAATAGAAATATACAGAATTACACCATATTCAAAAAATTTTGACCCTACATTAATATTACATGATTTATTGATACATGATTTAGATATTTTAGTAAAATTTAATGATTTAGAATTAGATAAGTTAAAAATAATAAAAGTTGTAAGAAATTATGATATTTATAAGATTGAATTAAAATATTTAAATCTAGATATCTATTTAGAAATTGGTAATCATAAGTCTATTTCAAAGAGAATGCATTATTATTTTAAAGATAATAATAATAAAAATATAAATTTTATAAATAAGGTTAATAAAATAAAGCTAATACATGATGATTATATTAACTTTTTAAAA